TTTTCAGGACAACACGATCCAGATGGTGTTCTTGTTGGGTATTTAAAGTCTGATACAAATACAAATGTTACTGCGGTCTATTGTGTTAGCACACCTTCAACTAACTTTGTTCAAACACATATGGCAGAATCCTTATTAGGGTTTGATGCTAACTTTAGTGGCGGCGATTACAATGCACAAATTACTTCTTTTTCTGATATACAAACAACAGAAAACGGTCCAGTAATTCCAGCTGGTGGAAGTGCTCAATTTAAAGTTACTTTTCCAACTGGTAATGCTAATGGCGTATGGGCCGGCGGTACTTGGGCTTATCTGTATATGCAATTATATGATGCTTCTTATAGTGCAGTAAATGGTCAGATGACTTTTACTAATAGCAGATATGTAGGTTGGACTAACAATACATCATATAGCGGCGGCGGTAATTATATGCCTAATGGTGGGTATAGTAATGATGCTAATGGTTGGGCGGCGTTGACAGGTCATATGTTTACTGGTACACCTAACTATACAGGAACTAGTGAAACTGTTACAGCAAGTAGTTCAGTTTCTGGATCTACTTGGACAGGAACACTTACTAACAACAATGGTAATCCTATTTTAGTAAATTGTTATACTAGTGGTCAAAGTGGTACGTCACAGAAAAGACCTCTTTACTTATCGTGGGTTAATGCGGCAGGTGACTGGGAAAATAGTATAACTGGTGGTGCTTCATCAAATGGAGAATTTAATACAAATTGGCAAAGAACAGAATACGGATATCCAAGTATGATTAAATTAACATACTTTTATACACCACCTGGTGGAACAGAATCTGAAGTAGGGTATTATAATCATTTATTACCTAATAATGCTACTATGACACAATTAAGAGATCAAATAAGAACTGATTCTGAAGCATACTTTCATGATGCATTAGATACAGGTGAAGATTATCCTTACTTAGAATTTGATAATATAACTAACGGATTAAAAGCTAGATATTACAAAAGAGGTTATTTAAGAATTGAGGTAACTTGGTTAGAGCGTGGTTATTCACAGATTTCAGTAACCTCGGACAATGCTAGAACTGGTGCCGCTAATACAACGGTTGGTATAACTCCTAAAGGTCCAACAACTGATGCCGCTTCTAATCTTAATATAAAACGTTATCAACAAAATATGTCTATATCACATTATTACGGAGGAACAGGTGACTTCTAAACATAAAGAAACATTACCTGACGGTACAGTTATTGAATCGGATAATGGTCCTGAACCAACGTCTTTGAATATTGTTAATGATGATACTTCGTGGATTGCTCCACCTAACTATAAACGTCCTTTAGACAATGCAGAAAAAGACGAAATTATAAAAGGAAGAAAATAATGCCAATAGGTGCCTCAGGTCCAATTAGCTTGTTAGATATTAAAAATGAATTTGGTGGGTCAGCTACTAATATAAGTTTAGGCGAATATCTTCGTGATCCTCATGGACCTGTTAGTGGTAATAATACAAACGTACCTTCTAGTGCTGGTACTCCAGAAACTTCTTTTAGTGATTTTTATAGTACACATTTTAAAGTAAAAGTAGACTGGACAGTTATTGCTGGTGGCGGAGGAGGTGGCTCTGGAACTTATAGTAGTGGTGGTTCTGGAAATGCACCTTCAGGTAGCAATTCTTCATTAGTACCTGATGGTAGTAGTGGTGATATATCTACAATAACTGCTACAGGTGGAACTGGTGGATTAAATGGTTGGGGACCTGGGTGGTCAGGTACAACTGCCGGTGAGGCTTCACCCCTTACAAGTGGAGGTGGTGGTTCAGCTGGAAATATTTCATCAGGAGCAGGTGGAAATGCATCTGCCGCCGGAGCAGGTGGTGGAGGTGGTGCTGGAAGAAACGGTGCTTGGTATGAATCTGATGGTAGAGCTGGTAAAGGTGGAGAAGCAGGTGCTATGATAACTGGTAATGCTTATTCTCCTCCACAAACTTTAACTATGAATGTAGGTGCCGGTGGGGCTGGTCATGATGGTCATGCTGATGGCGGTAATGGTTATCAAGGTTATGTTAAAGTTGAAGTAAGACATTGGAACGATGGTATTGACAATTATGATACTACTGAAGCAATTAGAGTTGCAGTAGGTTCGCAAGATGTTATTATTGCAACTGGTCCTGAATATACAGGTTAATTATCGTTTTTCGGAGTATTTAGATCTTTTTCAAAAGGTATAACGTTATCACGTTCAATATATCTTGCTCTTCTAGATTTATTAAGTTCTATTCTTAATGCACCTATTTCTTGAATAACGTCATCAAAGTCTTTTCTACTTTTTGCTAACATTTCTGTAAGATTTTTTACAGCAACTATTACCCACCACCACCATGCGAAAGCGACAGTTCCAAATGCTAATGCTATTGTGATAATTGCGTATTCTGTCCAGTGTTCTGGGGACATCCAAAGGACTAAACACAAACCTAGTAAAGCAAACATTGGAGCTATTCTACCTAGCCAATGCCAATAATTGACATTAATCATTTTATGCTCCTATTGTGCCAAACGGTTTCCACTCTCCTGGTGTTCCGTCTTTGATACAAACCCACCCAACGTATCCAGTTGGTGTTGGCTCGTCGTTCCAAACAATATCACCTTTCTTGTATACGCCTTGTGTCGGCAAGTCACTTCCTACTTGCATTTTTTTATTTTCAAATTTAATCGGACCATACGTACTAAAACATACGTCTGGGTTATTAACACCTATTCCTAATTTTCCTTTAACTGTCGTAATTGATTCAGAATCAGTACCTACTTCGATTCTGTTATTAGATTTAATTTTAATTCTTGTTTGATCATCAGTAATAAGTTCCATATCACTTGTTGTGAATGCTCCAACTTTTACTGTGTCGTATCCTGGATCAACAATAAACTCTACTTCGTTACCTGATACAGTAAGTTGTCCGTTACCTGCATCTGCACCAATGCCTAAACGCATATGATCGCCATCGTAGAATATAAATTGATCTAATACAAAGTTGCCTTCTGTTCTTAAATTTTTAATTGTGCCTAATTCTGTTAAACTAGATTTTTGTATATTTGCACCAAGACTGTCTTCTGTAATTACAGGTACGTTCTTGATTGCATAGTATCCATGAGTATCAATTGGCTCACTTGACCAAACTCTATCTGGATTTCCTTGCATAGCAAATTGTTTTGTATGCCCTGCACCTGTCCAGAATAAACCTTTTCCATATGGGGATTCAGTTTCACAATCAAATACTAAAGAACTTGTACGTTCGTTACGTACATCAGCTTTAAGTTCATCTACTTCTAATCTAGATGCTTTGATTGTTCCTACAACTTCAAGATTTTCTTCAACTTTAACATTTTCTTTTAATAATGTTACTTTAAGATTATCTACAGTTACTAAACCGTTTTGAACTACTAATTGAAGTGATGTAGCATTGTCTTTAATACCCATTGTACTAAATTGTGTAATAGTACCACCATGAATTTTATCACCACTTATTTCGTTATTTAGAAACTCTGGTTTAGGTAATTCACGTTTTGCAATAATTTCAATTGACTCGCCTAGTTTAGCTAGACCTTCTTTTACTGCAATTAATTCGCTATCATTGATATCATTTGTGCTCATGTAAGTATTTATCACCTGAGCAACTCTATTGATTATAGGGCTTTTTAGTCTACAGTTCTAAGGAGGATGGTCTCTGGGTTAATACGACCATTAAGTTTGATGTCTACTGCATTGATTTCGTCTAAGAACTTCTTAATTTTAATCTTACCAGCATCTTTAAACTCTTTTAGTTTCTCTTCTGGTTTACGTAGTGTTTTAGATACAGATTCGTCTTCACTAAATCCTGTAATTGTAGTACCTTTTACTCCAAGTCCTGTACCTTCTCTACGTTGATGTAATGGGTCTTTACTACTAGCAACATATCTGCCTATTTTACGAGTTTTAACATTAAACACCCAAAGTTCTTCAGCACCAATAATATCCTGTGGATTAATACTTGCTAATTGGAACTTCTCATCATTAATTCTAAACCTTAGTTTAGCAACCATCTTTTCTTTGCTACGAATTCTTTTACGTGGCTTTCTATTTGCTCTGGCTGTGTCAATTATAATATCTAATGCACCCATAAACAAAGTAAGTGCTTCTAAATACTTCTTAACATCTTTCTTATCAAAGTCACTATATGCTTCTATTAACTGTTCTGCATAATCTCGATCACGTTCATTCATTGCCTCACGAGCTGATTTGCTAGGTGGTTGTAGTACTTCAGTAAATTCTTCTATTTCTGGAATATAGAACTCTTTAATTTTTCTGGCGTGTGCCTGTGTACACTTTACATCGTTTAAATGTTTTGAAATTCTAAATCCTTTAGGATCAAACTTTGATGGATTACTACCCCAAGTATCTAACCAGTCATCAACTGCTCCTGCCATTAATACAGATTGTTGAGCAATCCTTTCTTGAATATTAGGCTTTGCCTTTTCTACTTTCTTTTGAATCTCTTCTTCTTTTTTCTTTTCTTCAATCACTTTGTTGCCTGTCTCCACAAGCTGGGTTAATTCTTTATTTACCCACTCACTCATTGGTTTTAGTTTTCCCATGGTACCGGGAAGTTCGTCCCAATGCTTTGCGTAGGGTTCATGCAAGTCTGGAAAGCCTTTATGCAATAGTTTACAACTTGTACCAAGTGTTGCACTATACCGAAACTCTGGATTCTTTGAAATAGATTTAACTTTATCTTTCCATTCGGGTGAGCTCTTGCAATAAGCTACAATCCAATTCTTGTAATCAGAACCTTTAAACTCCATTCTATAAAAGTTATAGCAGGAATCTTTTAATCTCCCAAAGGTTGGACCATCTAATTCACTTGCCTTAGAAATGTCTGGTTCTAATAACTTTGTACTCTGTCTTCTTACAGGTTTCTTCTTACGTCTACCTGTTAGTAGTGACTTGCCCATTATTTAAAATCTCCTACAAAAATAATGTAATACAGTTACTATATAGCAAAAAAATAAAAAGTCAACTAAAAATGGCTTTTAATTTTAAACTTTTTCGCCGTTACTGAAGTTTCTAAATGTTTTGAATCTAGGAAATCTTAGACTATAAGTGTCACTATCCTGTGATTTTGTTCTAGCATCAGCTCTTATTTCTACTAAAGAATCAATGAGGTTATCACGGTCATTCCAGAAGTCAATACGTTGATTGTCAGTGAAACCACTTCCACAGTTAAGGTGATAAGTGTATCCATCGTCTTCTCCTTCTACTATAATTGCGCCAAGTCTACCTTCATTTCGTCCAGTTCCTTCTTCAACTGATACTACTTTTAATGTAACTTCAATGAATGGTTTGGCTTTTAACCATGCATGAGATCTTTTACATTCGTATATTGCTTGTTGATCTTTAATCATAACCCCTTCATATCCACCGTCTATAGCCGCTTTATTAAGCTCTACAAAACGTTTTTCGCCTTCAGGGCTACTTAGGTCTACATCTTCCCAGTCAAGTGCTTGTACGTGCTTTAAATTAGCTCTATTGGCTTCTACCCAATGCCATACATATTCACTTCTTTTGGATTGTTCCATATCGTACTTTCCTTCTAAAAACTTATCTAAAGGAATCATATCAAATAAGTGTAGTACTGCGTCTTTGGCAACACCACCACTTTTTCTATGTACCTGTTTCATTAAGTCTTGGAAGTTAGCACTCATTACCTCTCCATCTAATACTAAATCATATGGAGCAGGCTTTTCTTTTAATACTGCTTCTAGTTCTTCTATGATATGACCAAAGTTATGAAACTGCTTACCATTTCTGCTAAACATTTCTATTTTACCATCTTTGATAACTGTTAGTACTCTAACACCATCAAGTTTAATTTCTATTTGTTTAGGACCAACCATCTTCTTTTCGTGGTTAGCTGAATCGTGTGCTAGTTGACAAGTAAACACAGGAACTTTGTATTTGTCAAAGCCGTTTTTCTTTGCTACATTGTTTACTGTCTTTTCACTTACGCCACAACGTAAATCTTTAATTAAAATTCTTCTGTAAAAACCATTCCATTGTTCTGCTGTCGCTGAACTCATTACAAGGTTAATAGCATCTCTGGCCGCATGACCAGTTAATTCTCTTTTGTGTAGTTTTTCTGCAAGTTCTACAAATATTTTCCATTCACAACCTTGTCCAGATATAACTGTATCTTTAGTTGGAACTTGCTTAACGCCAAATGTGTATAATGGGTCAAGTGCCATCTTAACACCTTCAAAGAACTCATCAAGTCCTTCTGTCATTGCCGCTTGTAAAATTGATTCTTTAGCTAGACGAGAATTGTCTGCTTCTAATCTTTCTATTATTGCCTGTGGTTGGGTTCTCATATGTGCCTCTCTATTTAATTATTATATACATTATATAATCAATTTAGATGTTTGTCAACCTCTTTTACGATAATCTCCATTTTTATGACTCTTATAAGAATGGCATACTTTACATAATGTTTGGATATTTTTTGGTATATTGTTTGATTGATCACCATCTATATGATCCAATTCTAATGCACCTGGATAAGGAATATGAGCAGTACATTTATAACCTAACTTACCATCAATGTTTTCACAGTAAGTTTTTTTGGTAAAAGATACTCCTTCTTCTAAAGGCCTTTTGCCATAACTAGCTTCATGACATTTCCAACACACAGGTCGCAACTTGAACTTACCACTCTTGGCTACTTTTCTATTACAACCTTTGTTTATACATAATGGTATCATCATATTCTCCTATTATGGCGGACCCGAAGAGATTCGAACTCCTGACCTCCAGTTCCGCAAACTGGCGTTCTATCCAACTGAACTACGGGTCCGTAGCTTACTATTATAGTTTATTTTTAGGTTAAAGTCAATTAGAATTTACAGCCGATATTAACTTTTGGCTCTATCTGGTTTCGAAGTTCATCAACTGTAGGTTTGGTAATTTTGACTTCGACGTCTGGTTTGATATCACAATCCGAGATTGTTCTTGTGCAACTGCCCACTAATAAGAAAATGAGGAAAGCAAACGGAAGGAAGATTCGCATTATGCTTATATTTAGTCATAAAAAAAGGGCGACGAAAACGCCACCCTTTTTAAATAAACTAGAAAACTTATTAGCTTCTTGTAGCTAATGCTTTGTAACCAGCGGCTACAACTGCTCTAGATGGAGTACCTAATCTGTACTTTCTAGCACCAGTTTTAGTTTTGTTTAAGTATACTGGGTATCCAGCAAATCTTAAACTTTGGATAACTGCCTGCGGATTACCAGCTTTGAACTTGCTAGAAATCTGTGCAGAAGTTAGTTGTGTGCCGTTTTTAAGTGCGGCTAATACACTATCTTGAATTGTATTTTTCATAACATCTCCTTAATTAAGTTTCAAATACAGTATAAGTATAACAAAAAAATGTAATAAAGTCAAGTGTTTGTTTGCCAATTATACAAAATCGGGGCCATGCACCCACCCAACTAAACTTATACGAGTACCTTTTGTAACAGGTACAACCTTGTGAGGCATCCAACTAGGAAAGAAACATATCTCATACTTCTTTAATTGGATTGGATAACCAATTGAGTCTGGCATTAATGTTAAATCGCCTCCTTCAAACTCGCTTGGGTCATTTAGTAAACAACTAAATGAAATCTTTCTACTGTCATTATTAATTCCTTTAAACCCTGCGTCAGAGTGCATTGAGTAATGACCTTTCTTGTCTGCATTGTAAACACTATATTGTAGTGTTTCTAAATACGTAATTGAATATTTAAAATGGAAATCGTTTGCATGATGTATAACTCCGCCCAATAAGTTATATAACTCTGGATTAGTGTTTGTATCAATCCAACTTATATCTGTTGAACGTAGATCGTAATCGTGTTCAGCTTCACCTTCTTTAACGTATCCTGCATTTTGGACAGGATTGTTTGTTCGAACCCACTCGTGTAAGTCGTTTACTATCTTATCAGTTAGTCCCCAATTTTCTACACAATATTCTGGTGGTGGATTATCTCTAAGTTGTGGTGGTGTTAATATATACATTATTTTCTATCCTGTATCATCAAAGCTCTGTGATAGCTTCTAGTAAGTAAGTCACAAAATCTTTGGAATTGAATACCTGGGTGTGCATTAGAAAACAAACGAATACTTGCAGTAGCACCTTTATTCACTATACATCTATCTTTTGTTGGATTAATTAAAAACGTTTTACCTAATTGATTAGGAACTTTACCAAAGTCTTCTACTATTGTATGACAATCTAATCCTGGCTCGTTCATACATAACATATAAGGCCAAGCCCAACTAATCATATCCATAGTGTTTATGTTATCAGTTAAAGGATCAATATTAATATTGTGTGGTCTTACGTAGCCGTTTGGTTCTATGTTCCAAAGGTTTAATTTCATAAGTTTATCTATTGCAGAACTTTCAAAATACCAATCAGCTATTGTAGTTACATCAGCACCTTCATGGACAAACCATTTACTATTGTATAAAGTTATACCTGATATTCCTTCTCCAAGTGGTAAAGGTTTAGCTTTAGGTACAAGTTTATCTACTTCTAGTCTTGCTTTATAATCAAATGCAAGGTCTTCGTAGTCTGGTTTATTAACACTTTTTAAATCTAATTCAAGCCAACCAATTTTGTTATCTAACATTAACTGAAGAACAAACTTGGCTACTTGTACACCAACCTTCTCATTTATGTCGTTAGGTAGTTTAGGATATGTAAATGTTTTATCTTTGTGTGCTTCGTAAAATTCTGTTGTTATTTTATCCATATCAATCTCAAAAGTGGTGCCGCTTCACGGATTCGAACCGCGGACCTACTGATTACAAATCAGTTGCTCTACCAACTGAGCTAAAGCGGCATTATGTAGATTATTCAAAATCTGTTCTTACGATATGTTTTCTCAAAGCTCTAACAAGTTCTTCAATCTTATCAATTACAGAAATTAAATTTTTATCTGTAATGTAAGACTGACGTTCTTTTAACTTGTCATATTCTTTTAAGGATATTTGCACCATTGGAGAAAGGTCTCTACTGCCTTCGTTTTCCATTGTTGCATCTAAGCCTCGTTGCTTTTCGTCACTATCTGTCATAAATTCCCTTCAGTTCATTTAGACGATGCTCTAACCAACTTATTGCAGTATGAATATGTCCTGTGTCGTGTGGCTCTAATTTACTTTTGGCGTATTCGATTTCTTCTTCAAGAATCTTTACTTTGATCAGGTTCCCCGGAAAGTCCCGGTGCTTCTTCACTGCCTCTTGTTTTGTCTTCAGCTTCGTCATCGTTAGTACTTACCTCCGGCATAGTACCATCGTGAACTCTTTTGAGTAAGCCGTCGACATCAATATCTTGATGTTCCAAAAGTTGTAAGCCTTCTACAGGTGTTTTACAAAGACCTTCTTTAACCATTTGACGGACAACATATATAATATTATACTTGTCTAAATTTTCGAACTTTTCATATAAATCTTGACTAAAAACTCTACCCATTTACTTCAACCTTTCTAACTCTATCATAAACGAAACTTCTCCAGCCTTTGGCATTAGTGTCCCAGACTGTAATATTTGTTTCGTGAGCTTTTTCGGTTGCTTTTGGATGATTTTCTTTTGGTATGATATTAAGATCTTTTGTACACGTCATTACCCTTTCGTCACCATTAAGTTTTTGGAATGTAACGATTTGTATTGATTCGGATAATAGTTTAAGTAGATCTGCTTTGGTAGGAATGCCTTTTAATTCTGCTATTTGATCTAAACTCATATGCCACGTCCCTGTTTTACTTCGTATATAGTCGGACCTTTTGTAGTAAATTCTAGTCCTGACTTGTTACCAACGTAAACGGAACCATTCCATAAAAGTTTAATTCTGTTTTGTGCTATAAACACTTCAACAAATTTCTTATCTTCAAATCTGTCAACTTCGGCTTCGTTGACGATGTCGTTATCAGTACAAGTTATTTTGCACTTATTATCGTAATTATTCATTGTTACCCCACAATCTGTTTATTTGTTTTTTATACGACAAATATAATATAAAGTCAACCAACAAGAAGTTCAAAAACAAACCTAACGTTGTTAGAACTAATCCGAAGAGTGACGGTATTAAGAATATAAACAGTACTATCTTCACTAGGTAGTCAAATACCATGAAGTTTGGTACAATAAAAAAAGGCCAACTCCCTAACACTGGTTTAGGTGGCCTTTTTCTAAAATCTTCGAACTCATAGTTCATATTCAAAATTCTGTGATGTGTCATTGATGCTTATTTGTTTAGCACCGTTACGTATGTGAAAATGTGTCGCCATAGGTGTTAGTGGCGAAAGTGTAATTACTCTCTCAATGCCTTGTTCTTTTGCATGAGCTAAAACCTTTTGAATAATTTCTCTCCCTGCTCCACGTTTACGTGACCAAACTGTATATGCTATTGCGACCTTTGGTTCTTCTTTTTTCATATGAACAAGTTCGCTCATCATATCTAGTTCTTTAACACTATGCGGAACTTCATTTGTATATGCAATACAAATAATTCCTTCTATATCATCTTCGTACTTTAGTCCGTATATTTTACGTCCATTAGTAATACGCCAACCCAATGTTAGTTCAGGTCTTACTGGATCCTCGGATACATCAATATCATCTAGTTCAACTAGTTCTGTACCTTTAACCCATCTAAAGAAATCATCGGTCTTGTTTTTAAAAAATTTCAAGGAAACCTCTTTATTAATTAATTTTTTCTATCTCTATCACGTTGTGCCTTAAGAGCTCTCTTAATACCACGTTTTTTAGCCAAACGTTTTTTCTCACTTGGCTTTGTGTAGTATGCTCGTTCTTTTAATTCTACTAAAAGACCTTCTTTCTTAAGTTTTCTCTTCATAACTCGAAGAGCTTTTTCAACGTTGTTATTTCTTACGATAACTTCCACATATCCTCCTAATGTATAGTGTTCTCAAAAACATCCTCCTCTCGCCAATCAACTCCAAAGAATTTTTCACAAATTGTTTGAATTGCGATTGGAACCATGCTCTCATGTTTGCCTTGCGGAATGTAAAGGCCCTTGAGTTCACCGTTCTTGTTAATAATAAGTCCCCAATCATCCGCTTCGAGAACTTCTTCCATTGTAACGTATTTGTGATCTGCCATTTTATTATCTCCAAAAAGTTTACAATAGATTGACATAGTTTTAATATTACTATAAGTCTTCAGTTTTGTCAACCTATCTTTACGTAATTTAAAATCGTTTCAGGGAATTTGGTAATAAAATTCTCCCCATGCCTTTTAACTTTAGCCTTGATTTTGAAAGTTGTACCTTCCTTTGGTAAATCTTTAGTTTGATCAAAACCTTTAAAGAAACTTATTAGGTTTCCTTCACTACTGCCATTTAATACATGACAGGTGAATTTATCTACAAACTTGATTTCATGCAAGGTAAAGTCACCTTCAAAAACACTTCCAATAGTACTTATGTGTTTTGACTCTGAGAAGTTAGTTTTAATGGCGTTTTTAACTTCTTTCTTTTTTCTACCTTCAAAATATATTTTAGGTGTTACTGCCACGATACCAAATGAACCAACGTCTAGTTCTTTTGTATTAAGACAATGTATTAATGACTTCATATAGTCAGATAAAGTATCTGCCATAATTTGTAAAGTAAATTCTTTATTAATCCACTTAACTGATTCAACTGCATTTTCTAAATCAGCATTAGTAATTCTCATAGGTTGCCAGTCCTTTGGTAATGCATCTTCTTCTGTTACGAACTGTAATATTAAACTATCTTTGTTTGAGAATTGTGTTGGAACGTCTTCACTAAAACGTCTTGTGTCTTTGTAATAATCGCCATTAATTCTATATGCGGCGAAACTTGCCGCCAGTATATCTAACAACGGCATCTTTTTTTCTTTTGTCATTTGTGCCTCACTTGCCTAATTATAGTAATATAATAACAGAAAGTTTTGGTTTTGTCAACCGAAAATTATAGTATATGATCTGCGACTTTTAAGTCAATTAACTGCTTGGCAGTAAAGTATTGGTCTGATGGGTTATTGAATTTTTTACGAACATCTGCTAAACTGAAGCCAGTAGCATCTCTTAATATTTGCATACATCTTTGTTCACAGTTATTGTTCTCTTTCATCTGTGCTTTCATATCATGCATTTTAGATTCCATTGTATCTGAGTGTTGGTGATTCATTATACCTGTATTCTTACCAATAAATCTTTCGCCATTTTTGCCACTAGCAAAAATTAAGAACCCTGCACTCATAACTGCACCAACTCCAACTGTAGAAATTGTGTGGTAGCTGTCTTTCATAACATCAATTAAAGCAAATGACTCGTACAAATCTCCGCCTATTGTATTAACGTATAATGTTAATTTACGTTTAGGTCTTTTGCTTAAATTTGCTGATAGAATCCATTTGACAGCTTTTGCAATATTTTCATGATCCAGCTCACCATTCAGATAGTGTATGTCGTTGTCATGCAACGTTGCTTCGATTCTATCGTCCACTGTGTATTGCTCGTATCTTTTCATGAAATCCTTGTTCTAGTTGTATTTAGTCGTGAGTCCATTTCAAGTGTCCTAATTTGTTTTTTTCTGCCCATCGTATAAAAAGCCCTAATTCTCGCCCGTGAGCTTCTATTTCCCAGGGTCTTTCAAAGTACTCATCTTTGTCCAGATCGTACTTTTTGCCTAAAAATGCGACTTTTTCAGCACCAGCTAGATCTCGCATTTCTCCTTTAGCAAACTGCTTCACATGGACCATTTCATGGCATATACTTTCAAGCACTCTGCGAAGTCTCACTGAAGGGTCTATTTCTATTAAGAATTCTCTTGGTCTGTACTGATCATCTTCCCAGATGCAGTTGCCCATTTGTCTGTATTTTTCGTGTAATTTTATGAAGTGCAATTTTATAGTTATATTAGCTTTGAGTCGCTTACTCATTAGCTTATCTGCACAAAATTCTACAATATCTCTTGCATAACGTTTTTGTGATTTTGAGCCGCCTCTAATACTTAATTGCATTTTAAATCCTTTTGATTGTTATATTAATTATACACAAACTAACGAAATAAGTCAACCTATTAGGTGTTCCTAAAGAGTAGCTTTTTCAATGGTTTAAAAACCTATGTTACCAAAACCAGATAAGTATTAATATGCAGGACTTTTACCAAAATGCCTTCTATGGTGTCGTAAAAGAAACGCAGGAAAACAGTGGCTACATTTTACCCGTAGACATTGAGTCCTACGTAGTAATGCTTCTTGCTGACAAAATAGATAAACCTGATTTCCTACCAGAAAAGACTTTTGCTGAATCTTACTTGCAATTAAAGAATTCAAGAGATGCAAAGGCTTTGGGTGATAATTGTCTATTCGTTACGGGTGTGTTTCCTGATTATGGACTTGATCAGGAATATTATATCAGTATTGGTCAAAGCTCTTATTCTCAAATATCTTATGGCTTTAACCAAGAATTGTTTAGCAGTTTAGCAAAGCACTTTCGTTTTATTCGTCACTTTGTTGAACTGTCTGTTCGCTCTTAGAATAGGGAGTACGATCAGCGGCAATCAGTCTGCACATTGATTGAATATCTTGTATTAGATTATCAATCTCATAATCTGGTGCTTTAGGGTCTTAGTATTTTGCAGTACGAAGTCTGTCTGATTTCTCTTTGATTACATCTATCCTATTACATAGTTCAGAAACTTTATGTAGCATAAATTATCTTAGTATCCTATATTATTGATATATACATAGTATATATTCTTATAACTAAATATAGCAAAGAAAGTCGACAAAGTCAACATGGAAATTTTCCTATTTCTAATGATCAAACACGCCATAATTGATTTGGGGTGCCAACCTTTTGGATTAGGTGCAACCAAAATACGATACTTTGGTTGGGCGGCACATAAGGCACATTATATTCCACATGGACTCTTAACTATGCTTGTAATGGCGTTTTACTGCAACGTAGAGGTCTTTATACTGCTTGGAATACTAGATTACATACTACACTGGCATACCGACTTTTTTAAGACTAATATCCGCGAATATTTTGGTTGGAAGTCTAATCAACGCCAATTCTGGTTGCTCAATACCGCAGACCAAATACTACACTTTTTGGGTTATTATTTAATTATTACTTTAGGAACTTAAAGGCAAACTTACCACCAATACGTGAACTGTAATAGTTCTTACCACCATCTAGTCCAATAGTACCTTGGAAGTTTGGCGGATATACTGCTTGGTATCCTTTAATAGAAACATCATCACCTTTAACACCTGTTTTAGTATAAAGCTGAATAATACTTGCATTGTTAAGAAGTGCAAGTGCTCCTTGTGAAAATCTTTTATCGCTATTAACGTGTTCAGCTACTTTTTTAGCCAACGCACTTGTAATTGCGTTTCCTGTGTTAAAGCCAACAACTTTAGTATTAAAGTTAATACCTGCCATTAGTGTAGCGGCTTCTTCACTTACGTCTGTCATTTCTTTCTTACCAGACTTTTGATATTCTATAACTTCATCTCTTAATGGCGGAGTTGAAAGACCAAACTTTTCACCTAATGCAAATGGTCCATCTTTAGATGATTCTTGTTGTATAGTTGTAACAATATCAACAACGTAGGCGTTTTCTTCTAATAATTTTTTATCTTCTGGTTTGCTAGAGTTAGTTGCTTTTACAATACCATCGTGTAAGTTTTTAACACTTGCACTTGCTCCTGCTCCACCTTTAGAACTAATTCCTATTTCTGTTCCATTAGGTGCAAAGAACTTACTATCAACTAGTGGTTCGTTCATGCCTTGTGGCCAACGTATGCTCATGTCATTCCATTCAGCACCACCACCTAGTTCTACTCTGGCATCTTCTGCCTGTCCCATAACTGCTTTACCCATCATAGCAACAGGACCCATAATCTCTCCGAAGTAATCTCTAATTGCAGTTTCTATTTCTCTTTGTCCTGGAAATACTGCCATCTGTCCGTTAGCTGAATCTTCTAATGCTTTCACTAACATATCTTTGTTTTCAGGTTTAGCATTCATTTCAACTGCTCTAATTACTGACTCAGAACCTTTGAATAAGTTATTTGTTTTAATTAGTGCTTGTGGTTCTAATCCTTGATCCATTTTAGCGGCACCTTTAGTTGCTAGTTTCCAACCTGCTGGTACACTAGCATTAGGCCAAGCACTCATCATATTAGCTTTCATAATACGGAAGTATCTACCCCAGTACATTGTTTGATCGCCATCTGCTGATTGTACTTCTGCTACACCAAATGCTAAAGATCCTGCATCTGGTTTATTAGTCCACTCTATTTCGCCGTTAATGTTTTGTTCGAAATTTGCTATTGCTTCGTCACGTGCTTCTACTGAATCAAACTGACCACCACCTTGTGTCATATCAGGTAGTCCTATAATGTGTTTAAAAGTAGCTTTACGTCCGTCAGTATGTACATACGGATCGCCTGGTACTCTACCAAATAGCCCTTTAGACTCTATTAATTTGAATTCGAAAAAACGCATAACACTATTATTTATGCTATTTTAGGGAACAAGGCATTAGTACAAAATTCATCTACATCTGCTTCGTTTAGTCCTAAAGACTTCATAACACGTGGCGTATGTGGGTTTTGTTGCTGATTATGACAGTAGAAGTCTTGACAACCAGCAGTAAAGTCTGTAGGTTGTTCTCCTGAATATTCAGGTACACTTTCAAACCATACTTTTAAGTTATTAACTGCTAGTTCGCATATTGCAACTGCTTCTTCTTCTTTATCAACATTACCCGCGGCAATCATACTATCACTAAAGATATTCTTTGCCCATTGTGGAAGTTCACGTTGCTTACTAGGAACAAAGTCTTTGACAGCATCGTGATACCATTCACATAGTGGATGATCTTCTCCACCTGATGATGCTGAAAAGTCATGGAAGGCACCTGTCATCTTACGTTTACCTGCAATAACATCAAAGCCGTATATAGGTGCACCATTGTGTAGTTGTGGAAAACAACATACGTGCATCATCCAAAGACCTTTACTTTCACGTACATCAACAACATCTATATGAGCTCTACGTACATGGTCATTTGCCCACACTCTATTAATCCAACCGTTCTCTGGTTGATTAAATTTGTTAAGCCCTTTTTCTTCTATCTCTTTAGCTTGTTCATCAAAGATATCTAGAATATCTGCTTGACACTTAATTAGTGTGTCCCATATAATTGATTCGGTCACCTGTTACTCCATTGTCTATTTGTAATTCCCGGATAAGAAACTCTCTTGTTATCCTCTCTCATTTTATTTAAGATATCTAGACTTTCTTCTGCACTTAATTTGGGTGTAGCAGTTTTAATACCGGTAGTGTTTAACCATAACTTCCAGTTTACTTCTGCAAATATTTCTGTACTTCTAGGAAAGAATTGACCACCGTCCATAAATTCTATTGTTGGCGTATAGTTTCTTGCATAACCAGTTGCAAGTTCTTCCATCTTTTCAGTTTCTTTAAAGTGTTCCTCAACGTGTCTCCAAAATTTACCTTTACGTGGATTGTTAAAATAGTGTAGTGCAACAAAGTTCATACTATCTTCATATACGTTACTCATATCCTCATTAAAAACATCTATATCTTCTTGTGTATATCCACCCTTTTTAAGATAACCTAAACCAGCACTACCTATTACTAATAAAGCAAGTCCTGTTGACTCTAGTGGTTCAATAAATCCACTTGCTAGTCCTACACTTAAACAATTACCACGCCAGTTGTTTTTATTGTACTCAGGTTTAAAAGGAATATGATTAAACTTACCTGTTCTTAATCTATCTTCACCCCAATGTTGTACAAAGTAATCTTCAGCTTCTTGTTTAGTTGTTAAATCACTGTTGTAACATAGTCCACTACCTATTCTATCTTTAACAGGAGTTTTCCATATCCAACCATGATCACAAGCCTGTGCAGTTACGTAAGGTACTTGTGGTTCATCTTCTGTTTTATAATCTATTTGGGAGGCGACCGCGGCGTTAGTAAACAACATATGATCCCTATTAACCCACTCGCTATTACCCATCGCATTTGAAAGTAATCTTTTAAACCCTGTGCAATCAACAAAGAAGTCTCCTGTGACCATATCCCCATTATCTAAATGTACGTGAGCTATTTTGCCATCAATGATAACAGGTGCGTCTATGTGTGCTTTAATGTGTTTTAGTCTTGGATATTTTTTATTACAATATTCACTTAAGAAGTTTGCCAACTTAATTGCGTCTAAATGATATCCTACGTGAGCTTGTCCACCATTAGCACTTGTATTGCCTGCAATTTTATTATCTTTAACACTTATGTCGTACCAGGCTGTAAATTCTTCAAAACTTTCAAAAGGAACTTTACCATCAACACATAAGTCAATTACATCTGCAAAGTTACCTTGTGAAGTTTTTTGTATTGGAAAGTAGAAAGGTTGCCATATGTTTTTATCATCACCTCTCCAGTTTGGAAAATATGTTCCTAATTTAATTGTAGCATCACAACTTTTTGACCAGAGCTCTGTAGGTATACCACAGTCTGTTAAGAAATGATCGAACCCAAGTATAGTAGCTTCTCCTACTCCTACTGTAGGTACGTTCGGACTTTCTATTAGTGTGATTTGTGCATTGGGTAAATTATATAAAGCATAGGCGGCCGTAAGCCAACCTGCACTTCCTCCACCAACAATTACAATTTTATTTACTGATGTCAACATCCATAATTTCCTGAAACGTCTTTGTTGCAAATTCGAAACATACTCTTGCTTCGTCGGCCATGCTATCATCTAAACGTTCTCTAATTAATTCTTTTAGTTTAGCACCGTCTTCAAAGTCATATAGTTTTCCACTTCCAGGAATTTTTCTACGGATCATTTGTCCACCACTTAAATCACCCATGTGTCTTGTATACATATGAGCAAATAATCTTTCTTTGTCTTCTTTAATACTCATAATGTATTCACCGTACTCTTTAGTAACAGGTAATAGTTCTGGTGTATTATCTTTATCTTCCCAAAGTTCTTCGTAGTCAGCCCATATACTTGGAGCTCGTCTAATATCCATTAGACCATTTAGCAATCCGTGGGCCATACAATTAACTTCTAGAATATCGTATTGATGATGTTGGTTAAACATAAAGGTAGCATAAAGTTTAGGGTCAATCTCTCCACTCATTAGCACCTTTACAAATGCTTGTCGTTCAGCATCTCTGTGAACGTCTTTTGTTAATTCTTTGAGGCTCATTCTTTCTCCACTTTTACTTGCAATGGAAATCCGTTTGTTCGAGCAAGTGTAGTAGCTTCTACACCTTTTTGTTCTGCTATTTCAAATGTATATACACCAACTATTGCTGAACCTTCTTCGTGTATCTTAACAGTAAGGTCTCGTGCAGTAGCATCAGTATGTCTAAAAACTTTTACTAAACACTCGATAACAAAGTCCATCGGAGTTAAATCGTCATTTAGGAATACAACTTTATAGAGATCAGGCTCTATAATCTTTTGCTTGATTTTTTCGTCTATTTGTACGTCCATAATATTACTTATCATCGCTTACCTCCGATGGTTTGTTAAGTGGTGTTATTTTACTTCTTCAAAATCAGCGTCAACTACATTGTCATCTTTAGCTTTTTCTTTAGGCTCTTTTGAGTCTGTAGTTTTCTTAGATGCTTCTTCTTCCTGTTGTTGCTTGTAAATAGCTTCTCCAAGTTTCATAGCATCTTGCGTCAAAGTTTCCGTTTTAGCTTTAATATCATCGCTATTAGAACCTTTAAGTGCTTCTTTTGTAGCTTCAAGACTAGCTTCTACTTTAGCTTTATCTTCTGCTGATAGTTTATCTCCGTGTTCTTTTAATTGTTTTTCAATATTAGCAACCATGCCATCAGCATTATTACGAGTATCTACTTCTTCACGTTTCTTTTTATCAGCATCTTTATTAGCTTCAGCGTCTTTTACCATTTTGTCGATTTCTTCTTCTGATAATCCGCCATCTGATTGTATTGTAATCTTTTGTTCTTTACCAGTACCTTTATCTTTAGCACTTACACTTACAATACCATTTGCGTCAATATCAAATGTTACTTCGATTTGTGGCATACCTCTTGGTGCAGGAGCAATACCGTCTAGCATAAAATTACCTAATGCTTTATTGTCTGCGGCCATTTCTCTTTCACCTTGAGTTACTACAATGTTTACTCCTGATTGATTATCTTCAGCAGTTGAAAAGACTTGACTCTTATTAGTAGGAATCGTTGTATTCTTTTCAATTAGTTTAGTTGCAACTCCGCCTAGTGTTTCAATACCAAGTGATAAAGGTGTAACGTCTAATAATAATACATCTTTAACATCACCTTGTAATACTCCACCTTGAATACCAGCACCTATGGCAACAACCTCATCTGGGTTAACGCCTTTGTGTGGTTCTTTGCCAAAGAAACTTTTTACTGTTTCTTCAACTTTAGGCATACGTGTCATACCACCTACTAGGATAACTTCATCAATATCACTTGCAGTAAGTTCTGCATCTTTAAGAGCAGTCTTACAAGGTGTAAGTGTTCTTTCAATCAAGTCTCCTACTAGAGCTTCAAACTTTGCTCTTGTAAGTTTTACGTTTAAGTGTTTAGGTCCAGATGCATCAGCAGTAACAAACGGCAAACTAATTTCTGTTTGTGTAGCAGATGATAGTTCACATTTTGCTTTTTCAGATGCTTCTTTAACACGTTGCATAGCAAGTTTATCTGTTCTTAAGTCCATGCCTGAGTCTTTCATAAACTCATCACAAACATAGTTTACAAGAGTGTTATCAAAGTCTTCACCACCTAATGATGTATCACCATTAGTTGACTTAACTTCAAATACTCCTTCGCCGATTTCTAAGACAGAAACGTCAAACGTTCCACCACCTAAGTCATAAACTGCAACTGTGCCTGATTTCTTTTTATCTAAACCATATGCAAGTGCGGCCGCGGTTGGCTCGTTAACTATACGTTCAACTTCAAGTCCTGCAATTTTACCTGCGTCTTTTGTTGCTTGTCTTTGTGAATCGTTAAAGTATGCAGGTACAGTAATAATAGCTTTATCTACTTTACTACCTAAATACTCTTCAGCAGTTTCTTTCATCTTCTGTAAAGTGAAAGCAGAGATTTGTGAAGGCGAATACTTTTCACCTTTTGCTTCTATCCAAGCATCTCCGTTGTCTGCTTTGATTATTTTGAATGGAGAAGTTTTCATGTCCTTTTGTACGGACTTATCATTAAACTTCTTACCTATTAGTCTTTTAACTGCAAAGATAGTATTCTCTGGGTTAGTTACTGCTTGTCTTTTTGCCGCAACTCCTACTAGCTTTTCATCGCCAAAAGATACGATTGAAGGCGTTGTTCTAACTCCTTCACTATTTTCTATGACTTTAGCATCACCACCTTGCATTACTGAAACACAAGAATTAGTAGTACCTAAGTCAATACCAATTATTTTGCTCATAGTTTTCTCCTCCTTATTAAGCAAAGAGTAGGGTGTGCATTACACACACCCTATCATTCTTTTTGTTTTATTTGATTTCAATAGTTTTAGGTTTTTTAGACTCTGGAATTATTCTTTCCAAAGAAATTACCAATAAACCATCTTTCAACTCTGCACCTTTAACTTCTACGTCATCAGCAACTGAAAAAGACTTTGTAAAGTGTCTTTTACTAATGCCTCTGTGTAGTACACCATCGTCTTGGGGTTTAGTACTAGAGTCAGTAATTGACTTAACAGTAATGATGTTATCTTCATACATTATGTCAATGTCTTTCTTATTGAATCCAGCTAACGCCAATTCAATATTGTAGGTGTAGTCACCTGTCTTTACAATATTGTATGGTGGAAAGTTAGATTGTACCATAGGTGAGTTGAAAACTTCGTTTTCAAACATTTTTTCGAATCTATCAAAGATAGGATCGAAACCTACTGTTACGGGTCTAAGTTGATTAAAAATTGATAGGGATTGTTTTGTCATTGTTTTCTCCTTATTAAGCAAGTTAAAATTAAAGAACCCTATCAGGCATTCTTTAACATATTAGTATTTATACTAACATACAAATTATATGCTAAAATAGGTCAAATATCAAGTATAAATCTAACCAAATCTACCTAATATGGACAAAAAAGAAGTGATTTAAGCTATAACGACCTGATCCTTTAATAGGCTTTACTTCGTGTTGTACGAAGCTAGGAAACAGTATTAACGAGTTGTTTTTAAGATGTGGTACATAATTATAGTCAGAAAATGATAGTTGCCCACCTGTAAATTGTTTTGGCTCTTTGAATAATAATGTTACTGCTGACAATACTCCTAGGTCAGGATGAAGGTCATAACTGCCATCTCCATTATAGCAATTAAGTTGAGTAACATCAAAGTTACACATCTTTAAATAATTTGAAAAGATGTTCTCTGACAAGTCTAGATCAAATATCTTTCTATTGTATCTTAGAATACTGCTTACGTATCTATCTTCTTTGTAGTGTTTATCTAAATGAACTGCGTTCATATTACTACTTTTAGGATCGCCATTGTCTTTTGTATCAGTGGCGTGTTGATTTAGATAATCTATTTCAGAAAATACACTAGGAAGTTCTGCGTCTTCAAAGAAATCGTCTATTATAGTGTGTACGAAAGGTTTCTGATGAGTACTAATCTGCATTGAACTGATTGAATACTTGGTTAACCTGTTGTGTACATCTTACAAACGTTGTACACTTAGGCATATCTTTTAAACGTCTTGCACCAATGTAAGTACAAGCACTTCTAACACCTCCAAGTATTTCAGTAATAGTTGCGTCGACAGGTCCTTTGTGTGGAATCTTAACTACTTTACCTTCAGCACCTCTGTATCCATCTTTTCTACGACCATGTCTTTGCATAGCTTCATCTGAACTCATACCATAGAACGTAACTTTGCCATCTATAATTTCGCCTTCTGATTCGTCGTGTCCTGCTAACATACCACCTAGCATAACAAAGTGTGTACCTGCTCCAAAGGCTTTTGCAACATCACCTGGATATACACAACCACCATCAGCAATAATGTGTCCACCTATACCATTCGCGGCATCAACACATTCTATTACGCCTGACAGTTGTGGAACTCCTACACCAGTTTGTAATCTAGTTGTACATACTGAACCTGGTCCAATACCAACTTTAACAATGTCTGCTCCACGTATAATAAGTTCTTCTGTCATCTCTGCGGTAACAACGTTACCAGCAATAATAGTTTTGTCTGGATAGTTATCTCTCATTCGAGCAATAAAGTCTCCGAAGTTTTCATGATAAGCATTTGCAACATCAACAGTAATAAATTTAATATCTGGAAATGCTTCTAATACTCTTACCATAGTGTTATAATCTTTAGCATCTTTATCCCAAATATAACCTGTACCTGTGCATACACTAAGGTACTTCATTTTAATTCCTTGCGACTTTTGTTCCCAGTCTTCAAATGAATTGTGCTTACCTATTACAGTTAGCATCTTATGATCTTGTAATACTTTAGCCATACTAAATGTACCAACTCCGTCCATATTACTTGACATAATAGGAACACCAGTCCAGTGATTGCCACTATTGTGGAATTGGAAAGTTCTAATAAGATCAACATCTCTTCGACTTTCTAATTTAGATCTCTTCGGCTTGAATAAGACGTCTTTGTAGTCTAGTTTAATGTCATCTTCAATTCTCATTATTTCGCTCCATAGTTAAATGATATTGCTATACGTTCTGCATCCGACCTATTTTGTTTTACGGCGTGTTTTACCCAAGCTGGGAAAATAACAAGCATACCTGGCTTAGGCGGATACGTAGCCATAGTACTTGTAATAGTATTGTATGAACTTAAATTATCTGGAATATAATATTGTGCATCGTCATCTCTATAAAATTGTAAGTCGCCCATATTCTCTGTTGGAACGTCTATATAAAATACTCCACTTAATAAAGCATCTTGATGATTATGTAAAGTATGATATGCTCCTGGTGGATTAATATTAATCCAGAAGTTTTGTAACTTCAGCGGAGGAAACCCTACATTGTTTCTAACAGTATCAATAGCTTTATCAAATTCGATAACCATTTGATTGAAGATAGGTTGTATCTCTGGCGGTAGTAAATCTATATTTTCAATACTACGACTATGCCAACCACCTTCATTACTGTTACCAGCAAGTTCAGGTTCTTTATTTTTCCAAGCCTGTGCAATTTGTTTTATAGCACCACGATTAATGTCTTCGTTAATACCTGCAAATACAATGCTAGGAAACCATAAATCCGCTTTCAGTTCCATATTCTAAAATCCATGCTCCATTAATCTTCTACGTTCTTCTTTTTTAGCACGAGCAATTCCGGCCGCTTTAGCCCTTGCTCTTTTTTCACTTGGCTTGGAGTAGTATTGTTTGTCTCTATACTCCTGCAAAATACCATCTTGTGCTACCTTCTTTTTAAATCTTCTTAATGCTCCATTAAAGTCGTTCCCACGAACTTTAACAGTAAGCCCTTCTTTAGGCTTGTCCTTGTTGAATCTTGAGATTGTTCTTCTCCTCTACAATCGTTCTAACATCATAAATCCTATGATTGTTAATTATATTATAAGGCATTTCCTCTTGATTTGTCAAGTAGTATGTTTTGTCAAAGTTTAAAAGATAACCTACTAGCCATGCAAACTCATTGCGAGTAGCATCAACATCTAATATAATATTATCAACTTGATTTACGACATCCAGCAACCAAATACTATTCGGTGAATCATTCTGATCAAACAAATAAACATTTAAGTCTTTGCCAATTTGTTTTGCTAACTCATTAAACTGTTCTTTAATAACTTCGCTAGGGTTTACTAACAAGAAACTCTTATTGTCGTTAAACAGTTTATCAGGTGGCGTGATCAAATTGATTACTGGCTCTTTCATACTATTACTTATTTTCTTGAATCTTTTGCCAAATAGAGTCTTGGCTTTGTTCTTGGTTTTGGACGTAATTTTCGGATTCTATGACTGTTGTGAAGTCGGGTCTGAGTCTTCCGGATTTGTCTGAGCCCGGATTTGCTTGTTGCTTACCTTTGTTATGTAATTGGATCCCTTCACCGTTTTTTTTTGAGCTTCGTCTATTTGTTTAACTTCTTCGCCATAAAAGATTCTGTTGACTGTGTCAGGAAACTCTTTATCTTTTGCTTTTTCTTTATCTTCTTTAGCAACTTCTTCTTCAGCCGCCTCTACCCATTTATTCCATTTTTCAATATCTTGTGCTTCTTCAATAACATTATCTTCTTTTTCTAAAGCCTCTTGCATTTCTTCATCATCTGGAATTGAAGGTAAAACTTCTGCTACTTTAGGCTCTGGACGAGGTTCTAGCTCTTCTTCCATCTGTTCGCTTACAGTTTTTTCTTCTTCTTTAGCTTCTTCTTCTATTTCTTCAGCAACTTTTTCTAGGTCTTCTTCTAGTTCTTGCTTTGTTTCTTCTTCAACTTCTTCTATACGTTTTTCTACTTCACGTTCTACTTCTTCAGTATCTTCTTTTTCTTGTATAGCTTGATTATCAACCTTTGCCTGAATTACAGGGTGGGTATATGTTTGTTGAATGTCTTCCCCTTGCCATTCATCTTCACCACTTGGGGGGTCGTTAGGATTTTCTGGATCTGGATCGGACTTTGGGGGCAACTTCGGGCCCTTGTCCTCTCTAACGTATTGGAATGTATATTGTGAAGCAATTAAAAGTAATACTGCTAATGGATCAAATACAAATATAATTATTATAATAACCCAACGTACTGCTGACTCTAGTAAGTCTTGGTTTGCTTGTTCACCATATATAAACTCTGCAATATACTTAATAGGACCTACTTCAGCTTCAAGTTTTCTGTAAGTCTTTTCGTAAGCAAACTTCTCTTCTCTAACACCATCAATAATAGTTTGTTCTTTATCAATGAATGTTTCTAATTCTGTTACACGAGCATCTAAGTCTTCTGTTTTAGCATTAGCTTGACCACGTAAATCTTGTATTCTCTCTTGTATTGCTTTAATATCATCTGCATACTTGGCATCAACTTTAGCAAGTGCTTCATTTAAGGCCGCATTAATTTTCTTTATTTCTTTTTGGGCATTACTTGCCACACTTAATTCATTAGCTTTAGCTTGTGCTACTGCTTCATCAAACTTCGCACCGCCACCAAATGAACCTTCAAATCTATCTTTGGCCGCTTGTATATCTGCGTCTTTACGTTCTTTAGCTTGTAATAGTCTTTGGTTCTGTAATTCTATTTGTTTATCAAAGTCTATTCTTACATCATCTTTTTCAGATTTAATTAATATATTAATTTTGTCTAATTCTTTTTGTTCACGATCAATTAAGTTATCAACACGAATATCTTCACCACCTAATAGACGTTCCATTTCTAATGTCCAACGTTCTATTTTACTTTCGGATCGTGCCATCTTATCTTCGATGGTTTCAATAAGAGCGACTTGCTCTTGACTCATTGATGTTTGTTCTATGTGGGCTTTAGATAAAAAGCCAAAGATACCCATACTTGTAATAAACATTAATACAAATACTGCTAGGGCAAGATAAGTTCTTAACCACCAGGTTGCTCGTTGCCAATGTCTATGGAGCCATACTGCCGTGACTAGTTTACCGACTTCTAATGATACACCCATTATTATAATAGGTATAACAGCCGCCGCGAAAATTGCCGCCAATCCAGCGACCGAATAGTATATAGCTACCGCACTAATCGTTAATGCAGATAGAAATGTTAGTATTCCTAGTAACATACTGCTCCCTCTGTATTCTTTGTATAACATATTTAGCCTAATTTCTCCTTCTTCAGAAAATAGTTTAACAGTTAAACTATCTTATAAAACGCCAACCATCATGGCCAGATTCTTTACAAGCGGTCTCTTTAAAGTGTCTTAATTTACCTTTGTAATTTAGTTTACTTAAAACTACTCTACAATAACCACTTCCCATTGGATAGGTACTTGCAACAATTACCTCTCCGTTTGTTCCTGTATCATTGTTGTACCAACTAGTAGATTGTCCATTCTCAGCATTGTCTAGTGAGAAGTACATAGCTTGTTCTTGTTTCATTCTATCTGGTGCTGGTAATCTGTACCAATGCCATTTAGTTAAGTTAACAATAACACCTACATAGCCGTTGCTAGGTTGATATGAAGATTGTACACTAGAGTTTGCAGTATCGCTAGTGTTGTACGTCTGTACTCCACTTGTTGAGCTACAAGCACCTAATAGACTAATAAGGGCTAGTAACAATATACCATTTACTACTCTCATAATCCTTCCCTTCAAATAGACAAGCATAGCCTTTTCTGTCAACCATCTTGCCACCTATGTTTATACTATACCAATGCTCACGACATTGTTTGCCCATACCCATTTTCGGGGGTAAGAGCTTTTTTACAGGATTGTCTGTGCATTTGGTGATTTGTTTACTATTTGTACTACCGTTAGTATCAGTAATAGTTTTTTCTGTATCACAATACTGGTGACCGCTTTCTTCTAGTGTTAGCTTATTACCCGTAGCACTACAGGCGGTACATAGTAATACCAGAGCTAGTGTGTATAGAAGATTTTTCATTGCGAACTCCTAGTCGATTTGTTTAGCAGATTTATTGATTGAGTTAGTGTCTACTTTTACATTAGACGACCTAACAGCCACCGCTTCTGCGACTAATTGGTCTACTATCTCTTTATCAATCTTCACCATAATGAAGTGGTAATACTTGCCATTTCTTTTATACAAGTAACCTTCATTTGAAGAATAGTGTCTTACTACTGTATCTGTGATTTTATTAACAACTAATACTTGAGATTGAGTAGTAGATACCATTCCTTCTTCAGTACCACTATCGTTATACTCAATAGTTGTTCTCTTATTTACTGCACCATTAATTCTGTCAGCAATTTTAGTTTTCGCTAACTGTATGGCTTTGTCATAAGCGGCTTCTTTAAATCCACTTACTCCACTACCACAAGCATAGTAGTAATCTTTAGACCACCAAAACCAACCTTCGGTTCCAGTATCTTTACACTTCATATACCAATTTGGTACTACGTCGTTTTGTTTTTCTACGACGGTCGTCATTGTTGAACAAGCTGATACTGTGATTGCTAATGCACCAACAAGTAACAGATTTTTAATGCCTTTCATTTAAGCCTCCGTAAGTTTTTGTTCATTATGTATATACTATAACACCGAATGTGGCTAGAGTCAACCTTTATTTTGCCAAAAAGTTAATTTCTTCGCATTGTTGCGATTTCGGTTGCTTGTTTTGATCCTGTCTTATCATCGTCATCTGCAAAAATTGGAACCATATTTGATTTGTGCATAGTTGCTATGCCAACCAATCTACGTTCTCCTGTGTATTGCATTGGTTCTCTTTTGAGTGCAGGTTCAAAACCTTTCTTGCTAGTATGTGATTTGATATGTTCTTTTGGACGTTCAAAGGACTTGCCCGATTGGTGCCATGGTTCCGATATAACTCTTTGCTCTCTATTTTTTGGTTTGTAATTACCTTGACAATAATTAATATATTCTTTTATATTCATTACAAGGTTATGACAACCAATTCGTTTCATTTCTTTATTATGCTTTCTCATATTAACTTCATATTTGGATAGCATACTTAAAGTTACTTTTTTCTTTTTACGTTTTTTGGTATTAAGGGTAGTTAGACCCTGTGCTAAATGAAACATATTAAGTTATCCCGTGTTGTGACCAACGATACCAATATGGTTTTTGGTTAATACGTTGTTGTATGCGTTCTCTAATAATAGTAATGTCTTGATCTTTAGGTGTCCAATCCTTGTATAACTCATTAGGCCATTGTTCTCTTTTGAATTTACGAGTAGGATCAGGCTTCATACCTCTACGTTTCATTTCTGTAATAAGCTCTTTGTATCTTTTATGTAGATACTTGCCTTTATTATAAAAGAACTTGACGTGTCCTTTGTTTAGTGTGAATTCTTTTGGAATGTCCGTTAATCCGTTTTTGGATTTTAATGATCGTTGTAATGCAGGGCCGACCATAAAGATCTCTCTGTATTCTGCAACCAAGTGTTGATCTGACAAATCACCTGGGTCAACTAAATTAATCCTAGTCATGTTACCTACCTATAAGAAATGGTATAGCTACAAAAAATGCACCAAAAGTAAGGGCAGTATCATACCATTCATGATCTAATGGCATTGATGTCGTCCAACCTAATAATACAACTCCAGTTAATAAAGATATTATTCCGAGAAATAGTTCCATTGTTTTAAATATAACATAGTACCTAGTACTTTGTCAACTAAAATGGTAAACTAAATTTGCAACCCCTTGATAGCTTTTGGACGGCCTAGCTCTAGTTGTTCTTTTAAACTTTCTTCGGGAACGCAGAACACATTCTCGATTGGTCTTCTGCCATAGTGTTCAGCAGTTTCCATTATGATTGGACCAGGATTTGTCATAGCCCATTCTTTACATTCTTCGACGGTTTCAAATACAGGGTCAGTGAAAACGTATAAATCTCTTCCTCCGGTTTCAGTAACACCTACCATCAACACGACGACAAGTATTTTTAACATTTAAACAGTAACCTTTCCTTCTTTAATTAGGCGTTCTCTATTACTTAAATGTTTCTTTGCTACTTCGTCTTTATTCTGGCCATGATAAGCAACACCATAACCATCAGTGATCATTTGTTTAGTAAGTTTCTTACCATCGATAATAAAGTCGCCAAGTATGCGACCAAACTTACCTTTCTTGTCCTCACCACTTCTATCTATTTCTGTTTTAAGGACTTGACTTGAACCAACTGGCATAACATCTTTAACATATTTCTTAGATGCTAAACCAAATTTTTTTTCTACTTTATCTCTTGTTCTAGATTCTGGAGTATCAATCCCCATCATTCGAACACGTTCTTTTTTCATCCATACACCAAAGCCCAAGTCAATGTCCACATCAACTGTATCTCCGTCTACAACTCTAAGAACTTTACATCTGTACTCGTACATTCTTATTACCTTCCTTGACCTCTATAGAACTTAAGGCTTCTTTTTTTACTCTTATTCATAGACGCTAATTTACAAGATCTTTTGCGTCCAGCTTGGGAAGTTTTTTTAGGTTGACTTACGTGTTCAGTATATCCACTGTGCATCCTTGCCATAATTGTTCCTTTCGATTAACTATGCAGTTATTTACCAAAAAGCAACAGATGTTACGTTAGGACCCATTTGGCTCTGGGGGTAGGACTCGAACCTACACGGTTAAATATATTGCAGTACATTTAGCCATACGAGAAACAATCGTACGTGTCTACCAATTCCACCACCCCAGATCGTTATTTTACGTTTACTATCCTCTTTAATAGTTCAACGTACTTTTTAATATTTTTACGTTTCCTTTTCTTAACAACTTTTGGGTGTTCTTTCTTTTCAGGCAATATAGCACCTGTTGTAATATAGTGTAATGTTAAAGGATTGTTAGGATCGTAAGCCATTAACAAGCCGCCACTGGATCGTGTGTTAACGATGCCATTTGCTCTACTCTTGTCTCTGGGTTCTCTAGTCTATCTAATGCACTTATCATACGTGTCATTCCTATACCACCACCTACTCTTGGAAAGAAGTCGTGTTTTAAGAACGTTTCTAGTTCTTCTTCTACTCTTTCTTTACCAAACTTGTCAAACAGTAAGTTACTGTAAGCACCTTCAGTAATTGTATGGAAAGTATCTCGCATTTGCTCTACATCAGTTGAACGTTCTGCACTACCTATTGTTTCCATTCCACCTAGTATTACATCTATCTTTTTACTTGTACCATCAGTATTTCTACTCATGTTCCAGAAAGGACTTGTAAACTCTGGGAAGTCTGTAATCATAGTTGTATAATAGTTTTCAAACATTTTAGTTTCATGCTCTGCCGTTAGCTCTCCTTCAATGCCGTATTCTTCTTGCCATTCGGCATAAGTCTTTTCTGTGGGCATCTTAAAGCCTAAGTGTTGACATAGTTCGTATTCCATCTTTTTAAGATCATCTATGTCACCTGGCATTTCAAATTCAAACATTGGAAATATTATATCATGTCTACCTGGTATTGCATTAGGTTCTTGTCTGTAGGAAGTGGAGACACAAAAAAACCCCTTCGAAGAGGGGCGTGTAAGTAATTCGTATTCTAGCCACATCTGGCCCGTTTGCGGTAACGGCCAAACTTGTCCTGCATAATTGTATGTTGCTACATTAAAAGGATCTTCACACGCCGCCAGTATGCTTAATCTGTTTTGTGTGTGTACTTCTTCAAATCCTTTATTCAAAAAAAATGACCTTAAAAGGCCAACTGTCTTCGTAAATTTACTCGGGTTTATTAATTGCGTCATTTCTTTTTCCTTTTTGAGTTATACGTCAAAAAAAATTTAAGTCAAAAAAAAACTTGACTGTGTTTCTTCTGTCTAGGTATTTATCATCTAGGCGAAAAAACGTGGCGGGAGTGAAGGGACTCGAACCCTCGGCCTTCCGCGTGACAGGCGGACGCTCTAACCAACTGAGCTACACCCCCACTATTTTAGTGGTAGTCCCTAGGAGAATCGAACTCCTCTTTGCGGTATGAAAAACCGCTGTCCTAACCGATAGACGAAGGGACCACTTTAAGTGGTGGAGCACGAGGGAATCGAACCCACGACCTCCTGAATGCAAATCAGGCGCTCTCCCAACTGAGCTAGTGCCCCATAGTTTAATTAGTTATCCACAGCCTGATATACAGACTATAAGCAAACTTGGATCTATTGCATTTATAACGGCTCCTACCACTATAACGCCCAACCAAATTTCTATAGGTGTCATGTCACACACTCCATACTAATTGAACTTACTAGAACTATTATAGCAGAGTTGCTATGGCTTGTCAACCTAATAATGGATTTGATGGATTAACTTCTAAATACTTACCCCATTCGGCGTAATAATGACGCATACCAACTTCATCGTGTATAGTATGATTCTCGTGTCTACCATGTAAAATGTTTCTACGTTCAGTACCTGGAGCCATTGATGCACCTTGTCCTGTAACGCCTAACAAGTCTTCGTGTAAGTTTCTACCAAAAGGTCCCCAAATAGTATTATGGTGTCTAATACGAGTTTGTCTTTCTTCTGGTGTATCTTTCTTTAGTCCGTATCCTCTAAATTCAATTAGTACACTATTAGGTCCTAAAGGAGTTACACTATCTGAACGATATGCACTACCACGTAGGTTAAAGTTAAAGCCAGGAAATAAGTCAACCATATACCATTGATTGGGCGGTAAGTTAGGAAAACTTAATTCTCCTCTATCACCTTCCTTATCAAACTCTGTATAGTTGACAGTAAAAGAACTAACATTAACGTGGCCGTTATCGAACGCAATATTCTTACGAGCAAAGTATTCATCATTAAATCCTGTTACACGATTGAAGTAGTGCATAAAGTCATGATAAAATTCACTGTTAGTATCGTGCCATAGTTTATAGTTAGTAGGAATGATTGCTTTATGATAATGGAATACTTCTAATTCCTCTGTATCAATAGCATCAGCTATACAATCAAATGCACCTGCTGTCCATTGTTCTACAGTTTGATCAGGTTCAGGGTTTAATGTTACCCATATCATACCTCCGTGCTTTACTTCCAAATGCAACTGTGGTTCAACAGTTACAATAGGTGCTCCTAATGTTCCTGCTGGTGTTTGATTACCATAGTTACGATATGCTTTAAATCCTTTGCCTGTATTATATACAAGAACATTAACACCTGCTATCTGTGTTGTTCTAAAGTCTAACTCATTTGGTAGTTCACTTTTATGACACATAGGTATCCAAACCTTACTAAAGATTTGTTCTTGTTCTTTATCGTGTATGTCTTGATTGTTATAGCACTCGCTACTAATATATTCTACTTTTGGTTCTGCTAACCAATTTCTATGATTGCGTGGTGGCATTCTACTTACTCCTTCTCACCTAGCTAGATATTTATTTGTAGTATTCTAAAAGTATTATAGGCTTTGTCTATGTAGAAATAGACGCAACGTTTCTGTTGCTAGGTACGTTGCCAACCCCGAGTGATTATGCCGCTAGGGCAAAATCCTCATTTACCGCAGTTACTGGCGCAGAAAAATCTACGAAAGTAACGTTGGTTAGTGCATTATCGTTTGCATCTATAACGTTTGTTCGCGTTAACGGAGCTTACATCCCGGTAATCTCGTTCAACCTTAACAAGCCAGTCGATCCTATTTCTACCCCGTAGGGGGTGTATTGAAATGGTGGAGTAGCCGGGTATCGCACCCGGGTCCTGCTCTTGTGACATACGTTGCTGTCATCAATTACAGTAATATTTAGCCTTAATATGCTACTATTATAGGAAAAGAGATAACTAATGTCAAAGGAAAAACAATGCCAAAAAATAGAATATTCAAATTCACAGATGGTGAAGAAATAAAAGAAGTAACTGCTATGGGTTGGAAGAAGGCTGTAAAGTCATTCCAAGGCGGTGCAAAGGTTACATCAACAGTTGTATCCTGGGTCGGCAAAAAAGGTAAAGAGTTAACTAAAACAATTAAGTTACCAATAGGCAGATCTAAAAAAATAGGAAAGTAATATGGCTGGGCATAAAGTAAGAGGGCCAAAGTCCGTTCATTACAAAAGAGAAGCTAAACGTGATGGCGAGATGATTGAAGTTAAACCCGTTAGATATTATGGACCTGGATCAAATGGTCGTATGTGTGGAGCATTCGCAGATACTGGCGAAATGATTATGGGCTCAGACGGAACTCCAAAGCCTTTTAAATCGATTTAAAATTTATCTATTGAAGTTATCAGGGCGGACAAGATTTCCTGCTATCATTCTTCCCCTGTTATCAACAAGTTCAAACTCTAATAGCATCTTGTTCGAGATGTTTGTGATCTGTGCACCTTCAAAAGCAGATATATGTACGAACACGTCTTGTCCGCCATCATCTGGAGTTATAAACCCGTAACCCTTTTTAGCGTCAAACCACTTCAGTTTTCCAACTATTCTCTCACTCATGTTTGTGTCTATTATCCTTAGATTGTTTAGTAGATTTTGTAATACTTCCTACTAGAGTATTTATTAATTTGTTGATGTAATTAAGTGATATTTTTATTGTGTGCCTATCACAAGTATAGGACTAACCCCAAACGAGGAAGTCCTATATTGCAAACCAAAAATCTTATAAAGAGTTTTTCTTTTCTTGGATTTCTTTTCTACGTTCCTTAGAAAGTTTACCTAAGTTACCTAAAGCCTTACGAGCTCTTGCCGCCGCGGCTTTTACATTTTTAGTATCGAATGATTCTGACTCTTTTACGTAGCTTTCCATTTCAGAAAGTATTTGTTCATGAATAGTTGACATAATTATTCTCCTTGTTCTTAATTAATTATTTTATTTTATGTTATTTACGTTAAATTGTGGCTTGTAGGTGCCGTAATTGGCGAAATACTAGTCGCCAACGAATACATTTGGTGATCCACCTGCTGTATCTGGACCACAATGTGGGGGAATTGGACAAAGTGCGTCTGGACTTGCACCATCTGGAGAGTGATTTACTACTGCAATACCTCCAGCAAAGACTTTATTGGATCCAGCACTTAAAGATCCTCCACCATGTGAATTTGGATCTCCATCTACACTTACTAATAAGTTATTTGCGAAAACTGTACTTTGTCCTGCAACATTTGTACTTGCTCCACAAACTCGAGGGTCTGTATCTCTATGAATTGGTATTGTCATGTAAGTATTTATTTACGAACTAGATCTGCCATACCAGCGGGTGCTTGTACAATATTACTTGTCTGCTTGGTATATGCGTCTGCAAATTCTGAACGTGTCTTGTGTACTAAAGTAATCGCTTGATGTTTAATAACATATGATTTACCCATATCGGCAGTAACAAAAACTGTTGTAAGCCAATCCCTTTTTCACTAGCAACTAGTGTAAGTGGTTTGTTTACTTTAATAGTCTTGTCGTCATCTGCTTCAAACTTACCTACAAGTTCTTCACCTGATGTAAGTTTAATTGTAATAACATCTCCTACTTTGTATGCTGGTTCAATTAACATAATTTCTCCTAGTGGTTGTGGTTCATTCCTGTATTTTCCATAACCTCAACTAATTGTTCATACCCTCCTACATACTTACCGTGTAGTATAATCTGCGGAGCAGTTCTTGGCATAGGTAAGTTATTCAGTTCAAACTCTTTTATTAAAGTTTCAACTTGGATATCCTTTCCAATTACACTTTCAGTATAAGGAATCTTCTTGTTATCTAATAACATCTTTGCTTTTACACAAGAAGGACAATTAGGTTTAGAATATACAACGGTAGTACTAGGTGTAGCTTGTTTAGTTTCCATTATAGTTTAAATCCTTTTAGTGAGTCAGTACTGACATCTTGTTTAATACCACCAACAATATAACTTTCAACTTCTGTTTCTTGTGGTGCTACTTGTAATCCTGAAGAACTCAACCAATGCTGTGTCCATGGTAGAGGATTCTGTGTTGATGGTGTATCAAATATAGGTTTGTATCCTAATGCTTTAAGTCTTCTGTTAGCAATATATTCTACATAGTTTCCTAATAGTTTTTCATTAAGACCAATAATAGATCCATCTTTCATTAAATGATGTGCCCAAGCCTTTTCTTCGTCAACGCAGGTCTTCCACATTTCATAAACTTCAGCTTCACACTCTTTTGCAATAGAGGCCATTTCTTTATCGTCTTCACCACGCATCCAGTTCTTAATTATGTGTGAACTTAATGCAAGGTGTTGACTTTCATCTCTAGCTATTAAACTAACAATCTTTGCAGAACCTTCCATAAGTTTTAGTTCACCAAATGCAAAGGTACAAGCAAAAGAAACATAAAAACGTAATCCTTCTAAGATGTTTACGTTCATCATCGCTAAGAACAACTTCTTCTTAACATCTCTCATTGTGCCTTTCTTTAAGTGTATAAACTTATCCGCGGCCTCTGTGAACGCATCATAGTTTTTAGTAACACTAATTGCACGTTCAATAATTTTATCATCTTCTAATATAGTATCTAATACTTCACTAGGGTCAGCATATACGTTCTTCATAATGTGTGTATAAGAACGACTGTGTATAGTTTCAAAGAAATCCCAAGTAACAATACAACCTTCTAGTTCAGGTATACTTACGTGTGGTAAGAAAGCTAAACATGGTCCTCTACCTTGTACACTATCTAATAGTGTTTGGTATTTTAGATTTGCCGTGAAGATATGTTTTTGCTCAGGACGAAAATTTGCATAATCGCTTCTATCCTTTTGTAATGAAACCTCTTCAGGTCTCCAAAAGTAACCTAGCATTGTTTGATTTAATTTATCAAATACTGGAAATTTGAATACATCATACCTTTGTGTATTCTGATCGGGTCCAAAGAACATGGTGCTCTTTGTAAAGTCTACTTTTTCTCTGTTAAATACTGTTTTTGCCACTTATTGATCCTTCCTATATAGCACAACTGTCACATACTTCTTCTTCATCTTCTAGTGGTTTACCATCTGGAAGTCCAACTTGTGGTTCAAAAGAATTTGTAGTCTCCGTTTTAATTTCCTCTTCACTTGGATCAGACTTGAAATCGTAAGTGTTTTGATAGTAAGATGTTTTCCAACCATACTTGTAAGTTGTTAACATATCTTGTAACATAACACTCATTGGAACTTCATTGTTCTCAAAGTGAGTTGGGTTATATGACCAATTACCACTAATGGCTTGATCAAAGAACTTCTGCATTACTGCTACGATATTTATGTAGCCTTCGTTACTAGGCATATCCCATAACAAAGTGTAATTATTTTTTAATGTAGTATACTGCGGAACAATCTGCTTAAGAGGCCCTTTTTTACTCTTTTTAACGGACAAGAATCCTCTAGGTGGTTCGATTCCGTTTGTGGCGTTCGACACAATGGAACTGCTCTCCGAAGGCATTTGTGCGGACAATGTGCTGTGCCGTAGACCATGGGCTGATATGTCCTTGCGAAGAGAATCCCAATCATATTTTAATGTTATTGAACATACTTCGTCCAACTCCTTTTTATATGTGTCAATCGGCATAATGCCATCACTATATTTAGTGCGATCAAAGTACTCACATTTTCCTTTTTCTTTTGCTAATTCGTTACTTGCTACTAACAAATAATATTGAAATGCTTCAGATAGTTCGTGTACTTTAGTAAGTGCTTTCTTATCTGAATACTTACAACCTTGTTTTGCTAGATAATGTGCAAGTCCAATGTATCCTACTCCTAGTGAACGTCTAGCTTTAGTACTAACCTCTGCGGCTTTCACTGGATACTTCTGATAATCAATAACTTCGTCTAAAGCTCTTACTGCCAAACCACATAAGTCTTGTAACTCATCTAAGTCTTTTAGTGTTCCAACATTAATAGCAGAAAGAATACATAATGCAATTTCTCCTTCTGGGTCATCAATGTGTTGTAAAGGTTTAGTAGGAAGTGTAATCTCTTGACATAAGTTACTCATATATACTGTGTCTTTAAATGAACTGTGTGTATTAGAATGATCAACGTTCATTAAATAGATACGTCCTGTTTCAGCTCTCTCCTTGATTAGAGCAGAAAACAATTCCATTGCTTTAATCTTACGTTTCCTCAAAGAAGTTTTACGTTCATATTTTACATATAATTCTTCAAACAACTTTTGGTCGGCATAGAAAGCCTCATATAAATCTGGTACATCGTGTGGTGAGAAAAGAGTTATGTCGGCGTCTTGTAAGAGCCTTTCGTACATTAATTTATTCAGTTGAATTGAATAATCTAATCTACGTACTCTGTTATCCTCTGTACCTTTATTATTTTTTAGTACAAGGATATCATCTATTTCATAATGCCATAAAGGGAAGTGAGTAGTTGCGTTACCACCACGTACTCCATTCTGCGTACAACATCTTACAGTTGACTCGAATTTTTTTAGAAACGGAATCAAGCCAGTGTGTGCTACCTCACCACCTCGTATCTTAGAATTGATAGCTCTAATACGTCCTGCATTAATTCCTATCCCTGCTCTTTGTGCCGTGTATCTACCAATGGCCATATCACTCGAAAAAATAGAATCAAGGGTGTCATCAGTATCAACAAGAACACATGAAGCAAACTGTCTAAGAGGAGTACGTACACCGGCCATGATTGGCGTCGGGATATTGATTTTAAAAAGTGAGGTCGCATCATAATATCTCCTTACATATTGCATACGTGTTTCTTTAGGATAGTCAGCAAATAATGTCGCCGCTATCATCATATACATAACTTGTGGTGATTCGTATATTTCTCCTGTACTTCTGTCTTGTACAAGGTACTTGTCAACAATTTGTCTTAGCCCTGCATAGGTAAAGTTTTCATCTCTATTATGTTTGATGTATTTGTTGAGTTGTTTTAATTCTGTTTCAGTATATTTTTCTTTAATAGACTCGTCGTAGACTCCGCCTTTTATATTTCTATCTATAATTTTAAGTAATGAAATCGGATTGTACTGACCAAACGTTTCTTTATAGATAGGGTAAAGTAATAATCTTGCCGCGGCGTATTGATAGTTGGGATTTTCCAACGTAATCAGATCGTTAGCAGACTTAATAAGTATCTCTTGTATTTCTTCTGTAGACATTCCATCATAAAATTGAATATTAGCCGTCATTTCAATTTGTGAGGCACTTGTTCCTGTTAGCCCTTCGGTGGCTTCTTCAACAACAAAATGAATTTTATTAATGTCTAGGGGTTCTACTGAACCATCGCGTTTTTTGATTTGTATACCAACGCCATTTGACATTCTACGTGCTCCTAGTTAAAATTTAATTCCTAATTGATAATGTATTTATTGTAGCCAGGGCATCTTATAAATGCGTTGTGAAACAAAGTTTGTGGGTAATTCAGTCTTTTGAACAACCTCATTGTAGTTGTAGCACAAAATATTATTTTCGATACAAACAGGATAACAATACTCCTCATTATCGTGGTCTCTAACAATATGTATCTCGAAATTGCTTCGAGAAAACCTATTAGTTAATTGTAAAGTGTAACATACTCCGAGGCTATTTGTCAAGTCGCAAATGCTGTTTTGAGCAAGTAGTTCCCAAGGAGTAGGCCAAGTAGCTTGGTCCCATGGGTCAACACTTAACTTTGAACGGGGTAATTTGTTGTAATAGTCTACAACATCTTGATATGGGTTGAGACTTACCTCTAGTTGTTCTCTAAATTTAGTCCAGTTAACGAGTTTAACCTCGTAATTGTCATTTGGCATATTAAGTTTTGTATCTTACTTTGAATAATATATCGCCTGTGTCACTTGTAGTCGTGTTCTTCATTGATATAACTACTGTGTCTCTTGCTCCATTGGAGTCTTCGTCTGTTAATTCACAACTAAATGTTAAATTTAATTCGTAAGTTGATGCACCTGAGTATGTAAAGTCATCTGTAATCTTTGTTGTATTGTCTGCAAGGTTACATACAATATCTAGTGTACCTTCTCTAACTGCATTAACTAATGAACTTTTGTAAATGTAGTCAACTACAACACCTCTAGTAGAGTAACCTGGTACTCTTAAAACTCTTGTTGCAGTATTTTGTTGTGTTACAGGAAATCTGTAACTAAATTCGTTATCAAATACGCCTGGTCCTTCTACTTCTGGAACATAAGCATATCCTGACATAAAGTTTTGATCATAACTTAAACTAGATGTTCTGTCAAACCAATCAGCAGTAGATGAGTTAGAAAGAGCAGTACCATCTGTAAATTTAATAATACTGTAAGTAGCATTACCTTCGTTACCACCATTGTTTCCAACACCTATATATCTATTATTGTGTGAAGTATTAAAGTTTCCTTTATGTACCCAAAGAGCTTGTCTATCTATGTCGTGGAATTCACTCGTTGTAACTACGTTACGTTGCGGTCCAGTCGCCATTCCTGTTTGACCTATGTTTGTAGACTCACCCCAAGCAATTCCGTATCTTAACGTATCGAACTCACACTTGTCAAAAACGTTTTCTACTACGTCGTAATCTGAACGTACTCCGTAACCATTGCTTTTAAATTTAATATTTTTAAATGTATTTCTATTACAAGAAACAGCAGTTGACAAACTAACCATTTTAATACCAATTTGGTTTGCTCCTGGTACTCCGCCACTTGCCCAAGTTCCTTGTATTTCTAAATCTTCGAATGTACTTTCTTTACATGAAGTTAGTAATATACCTGTGTTTGTAGTATTTTGTACTAAAGTCATACCCTTTAACAAAATCTTTTGTGCTTGAGTTAACGTTGTACTTGAACTGTCTTGTGCATAACTTCCTGGTGTTGATCCTGAGTTAACAGTTTCAAATATAGGAACGTTGCCACCTTGTGTAATTTTTACTTTATCTTTTCCTGCACCAACTAATGTTGCGTAAGGTGGAAGTTTCAAACTTGCACTTAATAAGTATTCACCTGCTGGTATAGTTAATGTTACTCTACTTGCAGTTGAACCTTTAGTTGCAGTATTAAGATATAATTGATCAATAGCTCTTTGTAATACTACTGTTTGATCTGATCCATCACCTGTAGCACCATAAGATTTAACACTTACTTCTTCGTCTAAACGTTCTTGTAGTGTTCTTGTAACAGGCAACATAGCAGTTGCGCCTGTTTGCATTGTAGTAATTTCTTTTTGATATGTATATTGATCTGCGAAGCTGAATAAGTTATCATGCTGAGTTAGTACTTTTGTATTACCAACTGCTGGAGATCCTTCTGAAACAGATCCGTTACCTATGTAAAGTTCTCTAGTATCAACTGCCCAACCAAACTCACCACCTGCTAATTGTGGTACGCCTGATCCAACGTTCTTTTGACCTCTACGTACTTGTATTCTTGAAATTTGTACTATCGCCACTTACTTGCTCCTTATACATTGTATTTATGCGAAACGGTCATAGTACATATACACACGATCCCACCATTTTGACTCCCAATGTTTAAAATCGTCTGGCCATAGGTCAAATTGCTGATACTGTCCATCACGAGAACACATAAAAACGTGGCCTTCTTGTATTTTAGTACCATATACTTCATTGTGGGCTAAGGCATAGGCGGCTAACTGTAATTTATAGTCATCTACCCATTCTTCTTTTTTAGGCTTGTTTGTTTGTTTAAAGTCCATGATACATTCCACGCCGTTAAACACGCCTACGAGGTCTGTAGTACCGGCATAAATCTTCGGGTGGTATAATGCTACCTCAGAACCCCATATTTCGTTAATATTAGCTACTGCGTTATCTTTAATAACACTAGCCATACTATTTGCTTGTTGACTAAAAGGATTACTACCTGCTTTAGGCCATTCTCCTGTGTCAATATAATCTTCTAAGAATTTGTGCATACGAGTACCAACACTTGCGGCTTCTGTAACAATCTCTTGTGCTTTTGCTTCACCTACTCTTTTACGCCAGTTATTAATAGCTGTCATATCTTTAGTTTTGCTTAATATAGTTGTTACACTTGCAACCTTATTTCCATCGGGACAAGCATAAAGCCTTTTTCCGTCTACGGATTCTCTCTTTAACTCTTTATAGTCAAACTTCTTTTTGATTAGACTCATTAGCCTCGCTCCATTTTGCTTTAAAATTAATTACAAGACAACGTCTTTTGTGCTTGTAAGGATAAGTTGCATGATTAACATTTCCGTTCATAATAATAGTCTTTCCTGGACTAGGTGGAAACTCATGAAATTCAATTTGTGTATTAGGGTGTGCCAACATTGTAACAAGACATCCGTCTTGTGTAAACATATCTTCTTCTTCTTTATTATCAAAATACATAACTGTACTAATTAAATTTGTTTTGTTAGTGTGATTGTGTATGCCTTGATAACCATATGGGTTATATGTAATATACCAAGACTGGTCTGGTTCAATATGTTCTATTGGAATATTTAATGCTTGTATTTTCTTTAAGACCCACATAACATAATCAAGTGATATAGAATTTAAGTCTATACTGTTTTGTGTTCTGTCTGGATACTCTGTTGTTTCTGTGAAGGAGTTTAACATTACCTTGTGCATAGTGTCGTAATGTTCGTATTCAGTTTCTATTAAAAACTGTCCAGAAGCAAAGTAATTATTGTCCATCTTTCATCCAGTCGTGCCTGTCAGGGTCTAGTGTATGTACCATACCAGGAAGTGTTTCATCTGGTGCAAAGTATTCAAAGTCAAAGTCAACAACAAATGTTCTACGTGGTTTCTTTGCAGGATAAACACCATGCCATACCCTGCCGTCCATAATAACTGTTCTACCCGGATAAGGTCCAAACTGTGTCATTACCTGTGTTCCATCTGGGTTAGGCATTAATGTATATAACATACCATTGTCTGCTGATTGTTCGTTAGTACCTGTTGTAGGTTGTGCGTCCATGGCCATTACCATACTAATACATAGTGGACCATGATTGTGTATTGCTTGATAACCTCCGTCATCATAATCAACACACCAACACTTACTAACTTTAATATTTTTTACTGGAATTCTATTTTTTCTAATCTGTTTCATTACCCAGTCAAGTAACTTATCCCAATTAAGTTTATCAAACTTACTTTGATCTATTGGTGGAAAGTTTGATCCTTTGTTATCTTTATTAATATCAAATTCTGTTTCGTTTAATGTTTGTGAACTAGGAAAGCCTTTTTGTTCTGGCGTGTCTGGATTCATTTTATCTGAACGTACTACACTACCTCCCCACTCTGGTAAGTTCTTAGGAGTTACATCATATTGATATCCTCTAAATGTAGTTTTAATTCTAGCTTCGTCTTCTCCTCTAAATTCTTCGTTCTCAAATAATGTTAAGAACTCATCATAAAAAGGACATTTCGTATCTATAATCCATTGATTCATTGCACTATGAAATTCCGTATTTGAATTAGGATTTCTATTTGCAAAATTCTCAGGTGCTATGTGTTCAGTCTTTTCCGTCGCCATCTTCCCGCCTTTCATCTACCCAGGGGTGTTCCCAACTTGTATAATAAGGATCATTAAAGTTAGGATCGTCCATACCTTCAACTCCTTTTACTTCTGGGATATAATGTTTAAGCATATTCTCTACGCCAAGTTTTAATGTTACTGTACTACTAGCACAGCCTGAACAAGCACCACTTAACAACATAGTCGCTATTCCGGTTTCCTCATTAAAGTTTTGTAGTTCTATTACTCCTCCATGCCCTGCCACTGCTGGTTTAATTTTAGATTCTACTACTTGTTCTATCTCTTTTATTATTTCTTCTTTTGATCTATCTACTATCATAATACTATATTACTTCTGTCTCTACCATCGCAATTGATAGTAAAGGTTATTCTATTTCCATTACTTTTACTTGCCTGTGTTTTGTGTGTTAACCAGCCAGGGAAAAGTAACACGTCATTTGTATTTACATTAACTTCTTTCCAGTAGTCATGTATTGTTTTCTCAGGTATACGTGAGTAGTGTGTCCAGTTAGTTCTCATTAATTGTTCGAACATTAAGTTACCACTATCTTCTGGAACTTGTACATAAGCCGAAACCACTACGTTAGTTGAACCATGATCATGAGGTAATGTATGAGCATTGATATTATGTATGTTAGTCCAACTACCCGTAGCGACAACGTCTGTATACTGAACGTCCCATTCACGTAAACAAATTTCTATCTTGGGTCGTAACCAAGTCATAAATTCTTGATTGCACTCCCACATATGAGGTGGGTTAGGATGGCCAGCAGTTGACTTGCCACCATCTGCTTCTGTTTGATGAAACTCCGCTTCTTTAGATTGGTAATCTAAAAATGAGTCTACATCGAATCCGGGTGTGTAATTATATTTCCAAACTAGGTTTGGAACGATCTTTACTTCGCTCATTGTTATACCTCATTACCTAATAGTATATAACAAAAAAACTAAAATGTCAATTAAAGATTGGCGTTGGTTGCTCGTTTCGCCATTTGGTCTACTTGGTCGGGAGCATTACTTTGGACTGGTGCATCAGCATCAGCTTCTTTTTTAGTAGAAAGGCTAACACCTTTTTCATCAAAGTTCTTTACTAGATTTGCTAATTCTGGATTGGCATCATATATTTGTTTGAATCCATCATAGTCAAACTGTTGCATATCCATATTTTGCATTAATTGGTTAAGTGCTTCGAATGAAAGATAGGCAGGCTGATCTTGAGAATCAGCACTACCTATAGTGTTTCTAAAAATTTGAACGAGTGCGTCTTTGGAATTTGTTGCCTCAGTTACTTTACTGAAGTCTTTTTTTTTGAAGTTTCGTTAGTCTTTTTTTTTGAGTCAGTAAGCATTTGGCCTAAGCGTCTGCTTCTTTGTACAGATTCACGTTTTTCTCTATCTGCAACTTCTTCACCGCCTGTTGCTGGTTCACTTGCTCCGAATTCATCTGCTACTGGTTCTTGTTCAGCACCTGCGTCCGCATCAACTGTTGGTTCCATATCTGCAACTGGATCCTCTGCAGGAGCCTCAGGGTCTGTTCCCATAGTTGCCGGAGCGCCTTCGCCTGTTACGATAGCTACGCCACCTGTCATTGCTTCTCTTGTAGTTTCAAAAACTGTATATAGATTTTCTAATGCTGGTTTTACAGTATTAATGAATTCTTCGCTCTTTTCAGAACCAAGTTCGTCTCTGATCTTATCGCCTAATTCTAGCATTGATTCAGTTTGCATTTCTGCTGTGTCTTCCATCCAGCCTGTAATTCTGTCAACCATGTCTTTAGCCGCCATAACCAAAGTAGCTTCTTCTTCAGCACCTTCTTTTACTTCTTCTTTAGCTTCTTTGTCTTTGATTGCTTTTTTCATTGGTTCTTTTTTGTCGCCATCTTTGTCAGCGTCAATAAAGTCTGGTTTTGCTTTTGATCTTTCTGCAATTTCTTGATTAATAACGTCTAGGAACATTCTGCCTTTTTGGTAAGCATCGCTAGTATGTACAGTATCAAAACTTTCATTAGTTTCAACTGCTGATAGCTGTGTACGTAATCTATTACGTGCATCTTCTAGCTGTTCATTAGTAAAATCATCTAAACGTAACTTTGTTCCGAATGTTTTTGCTAGTGACTCATTTAAGTCTTTAGCTGATACAATTTTAAGTTCTGTTATTTTCATATCTCTTGTTCCTAACTGTTATAGTTATTTATCATCAATCGTCGAATACATACTCGTCTAATTGGCAAATATAATCCCAAGTATGGTCTTTAGCTAGTTCAAACCGCATTTCCGCGGCTTCTCTACGGAATTCATCGTCTGTAGACTCTATAGTATGCTTATGGAAAATACTGTCCATATAGTGTTTACCCAGGTTTTGATCCAATCTAAGCACCTCTACTTCTAGATTTGGGTTATTTCTAGCTCTTGCTTTAGAGTATGCTATTGCTCCACGTTTACTAAAGGTTGTAGCAATTCTTTTATGTGTCTTAACATCAAATAGTATGAATCCACCTTCTTTTTTGGATTCTCTAAATATCGTATTCTTTATGCGTACTGACTTACCTTTACCTTTTACGTATGGCATATGAACTCTCTTGAGTCCACTTTCCATTATGTCGTCTAAGTCTGCTTTAAGTTTAGTCGGGTTCATTAGCAACTACCACAATCATTCCATTACGATTAACTTTAGTTATTAGAGCTTTTCTAATAAGTCCTTCGATAACGAATTGTTCTCTTTCAGGGAAACTGTTCATTGGTAACGGATTTTGTACTTTTGCTAGTACTTCTTTTTCTTCGTTACTTGTTTGAACGGTGAATTCTCCAACTAGATCATTTATTTTCATTAGACTACCTTACCTGCCATTGGATTAGTTCCTACGGCTTGGTCTGCTTTCTTTTTGACTATTGAATCTAGTTCTTTTCTATTATATACAAATGCTTGAGGCTCTCCTGGTTTGGCCTCTGGATTTTTCAATGTTACTTGATCTCCTTTAACATCATCTATATCGAATTCAGTTTCTTTTCCCCCTTGAGTGGGTATTGCTATTTGTTTACCTTTTTTAAGTATAGCTTGTGAAACTTTGCTTTGTGCTTGTTTTACGGCTTTCACTGCCTTTGCGCCTATGCCTTTTGCGGCGTTGGCACCGATCTTACCTAATTGAGCTCCCATCTTGACGCCAGCTTTTGCCGCCGCTGATCCCATCTTCGCACCAACACGGCCAGCAACGGCTCCTATTGCAGGTACTACTTCAACAATCTCTTGTTCTTTGATAGGTGATGTAAATTCTTTAGCTCTCATTATTTTCTTCTCGGTATTTTTCTTCCAGTTCTAAATTTCTTTCTTCTTGTTGGAGCTCTTTTATATTTCTTCTGTGTTTGTGGCTTGTTAGCTTTTGTAAGTCGTTTAGTTAATGCTCCTGCTCTTTTAATACGTGCAGTCTTAACTTTCATTACACTAGCCTTACGTGCCTTAGCTCTCTTTATATTTATAGCACTTCCAACTCTCTTCTGTGCGTTACAGGTTGACGGTTGTGCTACAATTCTGCCCTTACGTGATCCACTTGTACATCTGTACTTACGAACCATTTTACCTTTATTTCTTCCCCAGATTTGAATAACACCTTCTTTGATAGATTCAGTCATAATCTCGTTGATCTTCATTATCTTCTTCCGGCTTTATTCAATGCTTGTACTCTACGTGAAGCTGGGTTAGTACGTTTTGTACGTCTAGCCTTCCTCATCATACGAGCACCTATTCTGGCTCTAGTTCTTTTTAATGTTAGTCGTGCCTTCATATTAGGAGCCGCAAAGCATTGTGACATCTGTTTAACAATACGTCCTTTACGTCTACCTACAGTACAACGGTACTTACGAACGACCTTTTTACCAGATCGAGCCCAGATTTGTTTTTCATCTATTGGTTCGTATATCTCACGTACTAGCATATACGTATTTATGTTTGTTTTGGGTGTTTGTTTTGTTTTAGGAAGGGTGGTAAATTATATTACATATTCATTAGTACGACTACTAAAGTTGAAAGTAGTCCAGCTATAATAGTGCCTGTTGCACCTATTATAACTTTTACCATTGATTTATTTCCGTTTGTAATATCGGCGTGGATATGCTCTACTTTAGTCTCTATTTTAGAGAGACGAAGTTCTAAATTATTATATCTTTGTTCGCACAAATCAACGTGTGCTTCTAAGTTTTCTCGTTCTAAAGTTGTGGCTCTTGCCATCTTACACTCTCCATTCCGTTAATTATCGTGGAAGGGGCCTATATTCTAATCGCCTAAAATAGATGTAATGTTTGCCTTGTGCCTTTGTATTAATATTTATTTAATACCTACGTTTCGTTATCTACTAACTTAAAAATGATATTTCTTGTTGCATCATCTTTAGTTCTAAACGCATTATTATTTATCGTAATAGACTCTGTAAGACCAGCAATTACTGGCACTAAATCAAAGTCATCTTTAAGAGCTTCTACACTTAAAGCACCTATTTGTTCAATAGTAAATGTGAAATACCACAGTCTTTGTTTACCTGTATATTCACTGCCAAACTCGCCATTAGTAATATCAACGTCTTCAACACATTTTGGTGAAGCGTCAAAGTATGGGTTTGCTCTCAGGCCTACAACTTGTAAGAAAGTGTTCCAATTTGCTTGTTGGTTGATAGCTTTCCTATCTTCACTTCTAAATTTGGTTTGTCCTGTTTGAGTTATATCTATTAATGTAGCAATCTCAAAGTTCATACTCATACTTATAGTCATAAAAAAAGGGCGGAACAAATAATGAACCGCCCTTTAGTGTATTTGTTAACTTAATTAACGTTTCTAATTAACTATGGATTACGCCGCAGTTAAAGTAGAAGCCGCAACTACGTCTGAACCAGTAACGTCGATGTTGTTTGGTCCTACAGTAGTTCCTAAGTGTCTAACAGCCGCTTGTAAAGAAGCCGCGTCCCACTGAGATGAATCAACTAACAATGTAGCCGTTCCAGCATTAGAGTCAGTTACTGACATTCCTAATGTGTTACAAGCCATTGCGATTGCTTCAACTGTTTCGTTAGCCGCGTCGTCTTCAGCTCTGATATCTTGTGCAGAGTTAGATGCGTTTTGTACTGTTAGTAAGAAAGCGCCGATGTTAGCACTTGTTCTGTATGATCCAACAACGTAGTTGCCGAATCCGTTTACTCTTGTTATTCCAGCCATTTTATTTCTCCTATTTTCTAATGACCAACATACTTTTCTCTTGTATGATGTTACTAGTATTTATAAGATTTGGAAATAAAGTGTGGATTAACGTCTTTTTTTAGCTCGATTTTCTAGGGATCGTAGCATTTGAACGTATCCTGGCCCTGCTTTTACTATATTATCTATTATTAGTATTGCAGGTAGGTATTGTTTAACAAATGTACTTGGAATACTTTTGCCGTCTTTTGCAAGTTCTAAAAACTTTTTAGTACCTACTAAATTCCTTGCACCAACTAAAAATCTATACATAGATAGTTCTTGTCCTGTTACTCCTATGTCTGGACTTGATACTGTTGGCTCGTTGTCTTTAACTGTTGCTGTTTCTAAATCTCTTTCAGCAACAAGTTCTTCTAGGTAGATAATTATATCACTACTTCTAAGTTTGGCTCTAGTAGCAAGTGCTAATCTAGTTGCTACTTTTTTCTTTTCCATTGTTGATAGTCTATCAAAGTTGCCTAGGTATCTACGAGTGGCTTTATAGTCTGCATTGGAGATATTTAATGCAGTTTCTATACTCATAAATGTTTCACTAGGTCTAGATACCATTCCACTTGATAGTGTTGTTAAGTATCTATTGATATTCATTTTTGGTAGTGTAGTTCTACGTGCTATCATTCTAGCACTATCAGGATCTTTAAGTTTTAATAGAGCTTCATCATCTCCATTTACAAAGTAAATGAAGTTATGTAAGTCAGTACCATGCATTTGAAAACGTGCATAATTTGTATCTTTAGTTTTCTTTGCATAAGCTCTCGCATATGGTACATACTTTGGATATTTGCTCAGAAGCTCAAGAACTAATAAAGACAAGTATAGTCTTTCACAGCAATCGTTATAGGTTAACTTTGCTGTATCGCCCGAGTTACGGGTCATTCTAGCTTCGTATAGCTCTGATAAGAACTCTAGTTCCACTTAACTTACTCCTTATACAAGTTTAGCTTGATATTGTCCTTCATATGAGCTTTTTGGTTGCTCTTTAGGACTATACATATCAAAGAACTTTGCTTTCATGTCTTCAGGTGTTTTTGCACCTAATAAAGCACCTAGTACTTCTTTCTTTTTGTTTACATCATCTGTAAACTTTCTTTTCTGGTCTTGATTATAGTTCGAAGTTAACATAGCCGCGATCATTTTAGCTTGCCAACCAGTTATTGGAAACTTACCACCATCTTCAGTTGAAACACTTTTAACTGGGTTAGGATTTCCTTGTGAGTCTATCACTTTGTGAACTTGGTTAATCATCGATACGTGCTTATCACTATATCCTTTATCTAAATCCCCATCATCTTTATCAGCAGGATCTATTTGTTTCTTTAAAGAATCAATAGCATCTTGATCTAAGTCATCAGCTTTGATCTCTTTAATAAAATCAGTTGCTTTCATTTTTATCTCCTATCGTTGTACTGCTCTGTTAGCCGCACTAAAGCCAGCACGATTAACAAATTTAATATCACCATCTGGGTGAGCCAGTACATAGCCTTCCCCACCTGGTTTACTTCCTATTGATGCTTTAACATCAGCAGGTTGATTTTCTAGTTGAGCAATAATATTATTTTTAGTTTTCATTATACCTTCAACTACTTGCCATAGAGCACCAAAGGCTCTTATGTTCGTTTTAACATACTCAGTCATCTTAGCTTTCTTCGGAGCCGAAACTGCCGAGTTCTGTAACCATTGCATAAAGTCTTTGCCTAAGTTGTCTAATCCTGTATCTGTTTTACTATTTACATATTGATATAAAACATTTGAGAAGTCTGTCATCTTCATACTTCTTAATTGTTCTTTGTTAAGTAATGAATCTATTGCACTTGCATTCTTTGTAACGATTGCACTAATTTTGTTTATGCCACTCATATCTACTTGTGGTGGCTCTTGTACAGTGACTGGCGGTAAAACTAATAATTGTTTACCTTGGAATATATCATAATCGGTTAAAGGTTTTTCACTACCATCTGGGTCAACTATTCTATGAATCACAACCCCAGCTTTACTTACTTGAATACGTTTTCCTATGTCACTGTCGGCTACAACTGTATAGGAAACTATATTTGGTTTAAAGGTATATGCTCCGTTACTTAAATCAGGTGTGTTAAAAAATAATAAGTCGCCTTTGAAGTAGCCTCTAAAGTCTTCTGGTATTGCCTTTTCAAACACAGGAAACACAGATTTCATATTACCTGCAAATGCTTTGTAATCATCTGACTTCTCAGATCCTTTTCCTCTGTTTAATAATAATGCTTCTAAGTCATCTCCATTAGTTGCACGGCCATCATAACCTTTTGCAACAAAACCTGACTTGTCTGTAAATACAAATCTTCCTTCATCGTCTCTTCCAAATATAACTGCTGGAGAGCCGTCCCATTTAACTGTAAGTGATTGTGTGTTACCTTTTGTTAATCCAATGATTGAATCAATAACACGTTTTGCACCTGCACTACCTTCCCAAAAGATAACGTCTTCGGCGTGTTGTATACGAGCATCTTCAAATACTGCTTTTCTAAATTCGTATAATCTCATTACGGTAACTTCAATCCATCTTTTTCAAAGTAGTCTTTAGCATCTTTAACTAGGTTTTCATAGTTAGGATCTGCTTTAATTTTTGCATTAATAGTTTCAACACTTCTCATATCATCAGCACTTGCATTGTCACCTAATAAAATTTTAGCTACTTCGTTTGGATCTTTAGTTACAGGCTCGTTAGTAATTCTATCTACTAATCCGTTTGTTGGTGACCATTTGTAACCTTGTGCTTTTGCAACAGAGGCTATCATAATCATTCTGTGTTGTCCTTTAAATTCACTGTCAGCCGCACCACGTAAAGCAAACTGCATAAATTTAGGATCACCAAACATTAAATCTGTTTGTACAAAGCCATTCTTAGCATCTCCGTTGATAGGTGTTTTAAAGTGTACACTAATACCTGACTTTGCTATCCAGGCTCTATCATCATCTTTAGGTGCGTTCTTATCTTTCCAGGCTTTTAACTTTCCTACAAGAGCATCTTTGTTTACTTTCTCTTTATCTACTGCAACGTCTAAATCACCACTAGTAGGTTTAATACCAGTTGAACCTAGCATAAAGTCTACGTGATTAATTCCTGTGATTTTTTCAAGCCATTTAAGTGTAGGCTCTACATCAGCTTGGTTTATTCGTTGAGTTGCCTCAGCACCATCTGGTCCTTTAAATACGTTACCGCCCTCATTGAGTATCTGCATCGCCCTCGTCCTTTTGTTTAGATTCAATTATTTTGTCTATACCACGTTTAAATTTACGAGGATCGCCACTTCTAATACTATTGATAAAACGTCTTTCAATCTCTTGTGCAGTTTCTGGATCATAGCTCTCAGTGATCCTATTTAATAAGTTAATAGCACTTTCAATAATGTTATTTCCAGTAGATTGAATAAGAGCATCATTATTGGTAGTTCTATGAATGCTATTCAATTCTTCTAGTATTGATCTTGTACGTTTTCTCATGGCTTTTCGTTCCTTATACTGTATTTAGTGTTATCAAAATAAAAATAACTAACAAACCGGTTGACGTAGCTACTAGTATATAGTAATATAAGTAGTATTAGACCTAAAAGCGGGTGTAGTATAATGGTATTATGACAGCCTTCCAAGCTGATGATAGGGGTTCGATTCCCCTCACCCGCTCCATATCCTTTGGCAGAGTAGCTCAGGTGGTTAGAGCACCGGACTCATAAGCCGGGGGTCGCAGGTTCGAATCCTGCCTCTGCTACCAATGTTACCGTGACAGAGTGGTTATGTAGAGGATTGCAAATCCTTGTACGGTGGTTCGATTCCGCCCGGTAACTCCATATAACTTTAAGTTATATTACCTCTTGAAAAATATTATGTGTGCAGATAAATATACTTGCACAAAGGGGGCAAGAGTATATGGGAAAATTTAATAATAAAATTATGGCAGAGTTCAATCCGCCTAGAAAATGGGTGTTAGGTCGTGACTTGTCATACACTACAAAGGACCTTACAGTAGACGAAATCAAATCACTACAAGATGTTGGTGTTAAAGTTAAACGTGAAACTAATAAAACTGAAACTATTACAGTTAAAACAGGTTTTGTTACAGATTTAGCTTCTGTGCCAAGAGCTATGTGGGCCTTTATTGCTCCATTTGACGTAGCAAGAGCGGCAATTATACATGACTTATTATATAAAACAATAAGACAGTATCGTTGGAAACTTAAAGATAAAGAAGATGCAGACTTAATAGCAAGAGCAAAGAAAGCCTCAGATAGAGTTTTTCATTTAGCTATGCTTGATGCAGATCCTAAAGTAGCAGGATGGAAAATTTACTCATCTTGGAAAGCGGTAGATTTATTTGGGAATAGCTCAATAGTACCTAACAAAGATAATATTTAACTTTTAACCACAAGAGGTTCAGTAGTGAATGTTTGGTTGGTATTTTATTTCTTGATTAATGGCGTTTGGACCCCGGGTGACTTTGCTCAACCAGATGGATGGTCGAGCATGAAGTATGAGTCATTTGAAAAGTGCGAAGAACGTAAAGTATTTGCACAAGAGAATTTTATTCCAACTTTAGAAAAAGAAATGCAAGGACTAGTTAAAGTTACTTGTCAAACTAATGATCCTAAAATCTTTTGGAAACGTAAAGTACAAATCCCCCAGTTACCTGCAAGTCTTACCAATTCAGAATAGCAAACTTTTGTTTGTTCCAATGTTCTTCAGTAAAGCAACCAAAGGCCTTATGATTAGGTTGTAGTTGCTCTGCTATTTTTTTTCCTGTATCACAATCTTCTACTGAACCTATTATAACAGGGTTCTCGTAGTTATATGATAACCAAACGATAACAATAAATTTACTTAACATTTGGAAAAGGTGCTACAGGTTTAGGTGCGACAACAACTTGTTCATTGTCTTGACCGTCAAAGGATTCAGCTAACCAGTCGTGTATCTCTACAAATATATTATATGCTAACCAGCCGAATATAACTAATTCTAAACTATAAAGTTTCATTTTATACGCCTTTCATAAAAAAAGGAGCCTTCCCTATTGTGGGTTGGCTCCGAGTTAATATTATAATAATACTATCAATGTATTATAATGTCAACCTATATTTCAGCACAGGCATAAGAATTAATTTCTAATCCAATACATACCTCTACGATTTGTGGAGTGTTCCATTGCATCGTATGTCTCCAAGTTAGAAGTTACGTGCCGGTTGTCTAACGACCGCGGTCCACAGTACAATAAATGTACTAATAATATATATCTTTTTTAAAATGAACGTCTTATGAACAGAAAGGATATATACTATACAGGAGAAGAAAAATAGTTTTTGCACATTTATCAACTGTTGCGTTTCTAATTCTTGGCTTTGCATTTGTACGTATGATGACAAGCATAACAAGTTTAATAGCAATCAATAACAGCACTAATAATGAGAAGGTCACTTTTTACTGGCCACATACATTGTTCTGCTTTATAACAATATTCACGATGATACTATTCTGGTGGACAGCAACACCACTTCAAGATGTAAACTTCTATCCTGATAGCAACTGGAATCTATTCACGTACATATTATTTCTTGCAGTTCCAATGCTAATGTTTCTTATAGCAGAAGTAAGTATACCATATAATCACGATAATAAAAGTGTTAACTTACAAGACCATTACTATCAATATCACAAAGTAATACTAGGACTTGCTTGGGTATTACAAATATTCTTAATAGCTAACTTCTTTGTATTTTATAACGAAGGTGATATAATAAGTGCTAAAGTAATAGGTCGTGTTGCTATGTTAATAATAATG